TCTTACGTTGTTGTGCTACGCTATCAACACCAATTTTTGGTGCCTTCTCATCAATTTGTTCTACAGAAGTTGATTCTTCGATTTCTACTTCTTCTTTTTTCAATTTTTTCTTTACCATACCTTGAAGACGATCATCTTCTTTGTCTAGTGCTTTGCGTGGGTCATAAGTTTTTGGATTACGATTTTTTGATCCACGACCTCTTGCAGGCTTGTCTGGTGATGGGTTTGCTCTTGCTGCCTTTATTTTATCATATAGGCTCATTTCGGCTTCATCTAGTTCTACTTCTTCTTTCATGCGATTCATTTTGCTTAAAGCTCTTTCATGGCGAGCTTTCTTATTCATAGCTTTAATCATATCGTCATGTGTTCTTGCACGAGACATATCTGCATGAGCATCTTTCAATCCTTGAGAATGATGAGCATGTTCTGAATCAAAATCTTCTGTCTTAGCACCACGTAAAGCTTTAAATGTTTTCTTAGTAGCGTTACGATCAGCCATCTTCAAACCTTTTTCACGCTTAGACATTGTTTTTAGATCTGATGAATGATCGCCTTTGCGTAGAATATTTGCAACTGCAGAATTAGTTGCTCTATCTTTGCTGGCCTTTGCTTTATTTCTATAACTATCCATTGCCTTTGGAGTATCTAGTACTTCATCAACTTGTTCTACTTCTTCTTTCTTAGAACCACGAACCTTAGCTGCTAAGTCAGAGTCAGCCTTGCCCCATGTACCAGATGACTTAGTTACAAATGAGTTTACACGAGCATGTCCCCATTGCTCTGGAGTTGTACCAGGACGATGGCCCGATTTCCAAGCTGCTACACCACGGTTGTAAACTTGACGAAGAACATCCATTGGCATTCCTGTCTTCTCAGCTTTTTTCTTCAATGATGCTGTAGGATCTTCATTAAGCTCAAGAGCAAAATCTTCTGTAGATTCAACTAGATTTACCAACTCTTCTGTAAGGTCTGGCTTTTGTTTATACATCTTAAAGCGTTTGTCGAACTTAACTTTACCATTCTTATCCATTAGCATATGAGGACGTTTAGTTACATATGATCCCCACATTTCATGCAATGGTTCTGAGCCATCACCTTCACACATGCATGGCTCGGCATGACATACACCACATACCCACTCGTTTAGATCTTCACCATACATTTGTTGATATTTCTTAGTATGCTTAGAAAGTTTTGTTTTGACTCTTTCACCATCTTTACCGATGTCGCCCGGTGCATCCTTATAGTTAGAATCTTTGTCCGCTCCTTTGTCACCTGGCTTCTCAGCATACTTTTTAAAGTGCGCTTCGCGGTCGTCTTTCTTATCCTTTGGAACACCTTTATAATAATCTTCCATGAATGTTTCAAAACGAGAGTTTAGATCGACATCCTCTTTTTTAACCATAGCCTTACGACGATCTCTTTCATTTTGTTTTACCTTAGGTAGAAGTTTACGAGCCATCATCTCAATTCTTTTCTTTGAGATCTTTGAAATGCGCTTTTCGATTACTTCTTTTTCGCCAGCTGATAACTCAGCGAATCTTCTATTCTTTGAGAATCTTTGCTTTAGATTCATAATAGCTTGTTTACGTGCTCTCTTCTTCAGAGTCTCCATAGTAGCAGTTCTATGCTTTGCTTTCTCTTGTCCACGCTTGATTTTATGTTTCATGCGTTTCATGAGTAATGCACGCTTGCGGCGTTGTTGACGATTTAGGATTTCGTCTAGTTGTTCGCCTTCAAATGATTCGTTATCTTCTGACATGTTCATACCTTTTCTAACGGCTTTTGCAATCTCTTCTGCGTCGCCTTTGAGTTTAGCTGGTAAATTGGATTGAAATTTTTTCATATCTGATGCCGCATATTCACGCATTTTAGTACCTGAGATACCTGAGACGTCGTCTGCATCTGGATCTCTAGCGCCGGCTGAGACTACTTTAATCTCATCGAAATTATATTCTTTGCCGTTGTATTTGCTTAAGACAGACTCGAACTCTTTTACTCTATCTGATCCAGCAATCAATACAACTCTATTGAAGTTTCTTTCAAGTTGCTTCATAAGTTGAAAGATTGTTTTAGCATCTGATTTTTTTACAATAGGACCGAATGCTTTCTGAGCAAATCTAATCTTGTCGCCATAAGCAAGAGGATTCTTCTTTTTATCAAATGAATGTGTTAGAAAGATATGAGGCATGCCTTTTTCTGAACGAGCAACTGAGATTACTTTCTGCACCAGTTTCTCGTGACCTGCAGTCATAGGATTCATACGACCCCATGCAAATACTGCAGTGCCTTTCTTTGCTTCATCTAGTCTTGGTTCTACGTCGATGTATTGGCCAGGATCAAATTCCTTAAAGCCTTTCACCTTTTTCTTTTTATCTTTTGCCTTGTCAGACATGAGTCTACCTTGTTTTCATGTAAAGCTTTTTTCTATTTATAATCATGAGGCATTACCGATGCCGCAAAGTTGGTCTTGAATGATTCTAACATTTGACCAGTGTTGTTATGAATTGCACTTCTACCCCAGATAGTAGAATCTCTTAACCATCCCATAGCACAAATTGGATCAGTCATAGCAATAGGAACCTTTGTATAGTTTGCTCTTGTATGCATAAAGTGTCGATTATCAATTGCTTCTGTAATACCTTCCCTCTCACAATCTTGTACGAGTTTCTGAGCAGTTCTCCAAGTAAGTGCATAGGCATGAGAACCAGGAGCAAACGCCATATCAACAATACGTTTGGGAGGACCAGCTACCTTCGCATTATATTTTTCATAGTCTGGATACTTATAACCCATATGGATAATCTTACCATCTGGAATATCCAATGTCAATGGATGAAGCATTATAGCATCATGTTCTAAGATTACAGCACATTCATGATTATCAGCAATCTTTTTCCACAAAGCAAGATGGCTCATAGTGCAACCGGCAGCGCCCGGCTGCATGCGTTTTACTTTTTCAACTCTAACTCCTGCAGTCTCTGCAAAGTTTTGCCATTGATAGATTTCTTGCTGGCCAGTTCTTACGTTATAGCCATCATAATATTCCCATTCAATACCGAGATTGTCACACGACTTTGCAGTATCTGCTGCGTAACGTTTTGACATCTCGGTGTCAATTCTCACAATATAGGTCTTTTCAACCTTCATATCAATAATCCCTTTATCAGTTTGTTGTTCATTAACATATTAGACTGGCCTCTTGTTAATTTGTAAAGAGGAGCCGTCATGTCTTTAAATGGTAGTTGATCTAATCTTTCCTTTATATAAGGTGCAAAGTAATGTGGATTTGTTCCATCCTTTGCCATTGGCTGCCAGTTAGCTTTATACTTAGAAGCTAGTACCCATTGATCTTTAAATATCGGATCAACATGAAATAGATGATCGAATATACCATGAAACCAAAGATACACATCTGGCTTTTGTCTACCGTTGTCCCAATATTTATTGACTTCATCACAGAAGGTTTTAACTATATGGTTATCTTTATCACCTACGAGAAACCAACTGCATATCATATTGGCTGGTGTAGGATCTGAGAAGGCCCAGAATCCTTGTTTATCATACATATGCACCCATTCCTTCAACGGCCTATTACATAAAACGGTAGCATCTGACCAGATACCACCGTGCTCTTTAAGTAAATTAATTCTTATAATATCAGATCTTGCTGCTAGCGATTTTGGCTGAGCAATTGGATAATCAATATAATCTTTTAAATTTTCATTATTCAATTCAACCACTTCATAATCAGGATTCCATTTCTTCCAACTCTTTAAACATTCTTGAGTAATTGCTGGTGAGTTTTCAAACCCGTCGTGCCAGTACATCCAGATAGTTTTATTCATATCCGAATACCTCCAAATCTGTTTTGATCAAAGGAAGAAGTTGATTTTTTATTCCTTGATCGATTTCGTAATTTTTCTTTTCTGTTTTATTTACATGCGGAAATTTTACTTCTACCCCGAATACCTCTGATAGTCTCTTTTCAGCTTTATCTATTTCTTCTAATTTGAATACGTCATCAACGGCAAGCTTACCTTCTTCATTGAATACAAATTTCCATTGGGGAGTGTTGTGAGGCCTAAGATTGTTGCTTAGGTTATTATCGGCGAAACGCTTTTGCATTTCTATTTGATCCTGGAATGAGTGATTTGTCATGCGCAAATGCTTTCTTTTCCAATGAACCTCGGATACAAATCGATGCCAAGGATTTCTTACAAAAGCAAACTTATAATTTGAGTTTAAAAAATCGTTTACTTGATATCTTCTGCAATCCCATACACTCAGATGCTGAGTTTCTGAATGTTGAAGTCCACGTACATAATTACCAAAATGATACTTACTTCCTACTTCCCTACCAAGAGATCCAAATACGTTTTCCATATTAGGATATAGTCCATCTAGATTAAAGAAGTATTGCTCTATAGAAGAACCACCACACTTAGGTATATGAATGAAATAAGAATTAAATTTAGGTATGTACATTATATAGCCTCATCATATTAAAAAAGGGGCCGCAGCCCCTTTATTTATTCAACTTTTATAGAACTTATCTGTTCTTAATCTTCTCAATTTGCATCATGCAATTCTTTGCTTCGTCGTAATAACCTAGTGAAGCAAGGTGTGCTGCTGCTCTTGAATATCCTGCTACTTCGCAGAAATTACTAAAGCCTGTCCAAAATCCTTGTAGTGGCGCGAAAGTGTATTTCATTACTGCTGCTGTCATTAGACCCATCCCTTCAAATTGTCGTTTGATTTTGCTTTCGGAAAAGATGATACAGCGATATCGTGAATTTCGCCGCGGCTAATTCCAATATCCCACAACTCTCTGTCGGTAAGAGCACCCAGTTCTTTCTTAGTGATTTGAATATTTCTCTGCCTGACATATGCTCTACTTAGATCACGAACCCAATCGAATAGTGCGTCTATGTGGAGCGCATGACTTGCTGCCAAGATAGCTTGTGTCATTTGATTCTCCTAATGTATATGTATGTATGTGATCCGGCTCTAAGCGACCGCTTAGCTTTAGCCCTTTTACAAATATATTTATTAGGAAAATTGGTAAATAAGGGTTACCAATTTGGTAAACCCGCTATGCAGAAAGTGACTAGCTTGTAGTGTAGCCTTCTTTCTTAATAAGTTTAAGAATAACGTGGCCTGGACCATCTAACACTACTCGAACATCCCAATCTGGATAGACATCATCTACAAATCCAGTGTAGTCATACGAACCTGAATCTGTGAAATAATAATGACCATGAACGTCAGATCCTCCGCGCTGTTTACGAGAAATATCTATTTGCTTATCTTTCTTAGCACCCCAAAATATTTCGCGAAATGCAACGTGAGCCGTATTAGCATCAAATGTTTCGTCAGCAGCTGCTAGGTTTGCTATGTCTAAGTCAATGGTTTCTCCCGCAGACTCTGTGGTGTAAATTTTAACTACAGCTTCACCTGCTGCTCTTTTAAGATAATGAATATTTGCCATTATTTCTGCCACCCTTTGATATATTTGTCTGAGAAGTTAGCATTACTAAACTCAAGACGATCAACAAGCTTAACAGAGTTTTTACCCGTATGATCGATTGCAACAAAACCTTCTTGCTCTGTTACTTCATATCCATCAGCAGTTTTCAAAAATGTACCGATACGCTTTGCTTTATCTAGTTTACGAATGATTAAATGTTTTGCGTCGATAAGTAGATTATATAATTCGAATACTGCAACAATCTGAGACTCTGGCGTTCTATTAAAGTACTCTAGTGTTGCGTCTTTCTTGGCTCTTTGTCCGGCTTTACCTTTTTCAGTCTTACGACCCGCAGCCTGCTTCTCGTAATAGTCATCGATGTATTGAACCAGATCCTTAGCAAATCTTTTTGGATCTCTGATTCTTTCACCGGCTCTTACTTTACTATTGACAAAGGTTTTGATTTTAATTAAGGTATCTTCATTCTTAGCGATACCATTAAGTGTTGGCGCTTTAATTGTATTGAATTTCTTACCAGCAGCAGATAGTAGTTTAGTTACTTCTGCACTTTCTTTCTTGGTAAATGTTGCAGTACCGGAAACATCTTTATAGACTGCATCTACCGACCAGACCGATTTTGTTTGATTGAGGCCAGATGCAATCTCCTCTCCAAAACTTGCAGACATTTCTTCAAAGCTTGATCCTCGGTATGTAGTATGCCAGACCACTCCGATCTTGGATCCGAGAATCTGTTTTGCGAGGTCCGAGTTTTTAGGTACCGCGTAAACAATCGTGTTAGGATGAAAAGTAATATACGGCTCTCCATCAATTGTAGTTTCTTTAATATCTTCTTTCGCATATAGAAAATCACCCTGTACTACACCCTCTATACCGAGCTTTGGTAGTTCAGCAAGGGCCAGTTTCAACTTCACATTTAAGTCGCCTTTTGTATCGGCGTCAATATCAGCATTGGTCTTATAGACCTTTGGATTCTTATTAAAAATACCTTTCTTAGCGACGAAGAATTTACCATCGCTTGGATCTTTACCGGCAAATACAGCAGGAGCACCATCCCACTTTACTGTTACATTAACAGCCTTTGCTGATGTACCATCGAGCATATCTCTCAATGCTCTTAGAAAGTTAATAGCAGTACGAGTACCATCAACACCGAGATTCAAGATAGAATCTTCGAGGTGTTCCATGTGGACGTTTTTTGATTCGGAAAGATATTGTTTAAATCTAAGCATATTACACCGCGAATGGATTCTTCTTACGAGTTCCTGGTTTGATTGAATACGCCGATGTTGGCATATTATTGATTTTTATTTCAGGTTGAATTTCGTAATAAGGTTTGCTACCACGAATACCAATACGCATTCTAAATGAACCCATGCACTGACCTTTTCTACCTAGCTCCGGAATATCAACTGGTAGGCCAAGAGGATTCTTTTTACCGATCATATAGAAGTCATCGCCCGCTTGCATATAGTGTGCAGGCTCTGCTTTACCTTCTAGATAGTGACGAGTAACAAGCTCACCTAGATCTACATTCTTAACGTCAAGAATATACTGTGTTCTTTTACTCATATACTCTTTCATCTTTTCATATGAAACAGCATTCTTATTTTTCAAAGGACCTTGAGTAGAAGGAACGGTCATATCTTTCCAGTTCTTAACACCGGCAAATTCTGCAACGTCTTTAAGGAATTGTTGCGTCTGGCGATCTTTAGAAAGATACTCTATAGCAAACTGTTTAACAGGATCTAGAGGTGCTGCTGCAGTCCACTTACCATCAATATAAGAAACACGAGTATTGCCAAGATTGTCTGTATGATTCATCTTGACTTCAATCCATGTTTTCTTACGATTGAATTCTGTTTTTACGTCTGCATATTTTGTGCTAACTTTAGGACGAGATGCGGTGACACCGTTCATGCTATTAATATAGTCTGCTACATCGGCTTCGTATTTATCAGATCTTGCAGACATAAGCAATAGCTCCAGCTCTTCACCAATAAAACTCTTAAAGGATTTCATTGTCTTTTTCCGGTAATTGTTTTATTGTTATTTATAAGGAATGACGTATTCCTTATTGAAGAAGTCTGGAATAAACCCGTCGAACCCTGAACCTAGATTCATTTTTCTTGCAATTTGATTTGCTCGATGGCGAGACAGATCTATGTTGATGTACTCATCCTTTGATGTGTCGTAGATTCTATAAGATCTCTCTGCGTATTGTTTTACAATGTAACTCATGTGAAATCTCCTGCTGCAAAAAGTTTCTTCTTACCTTTATCGAATACTGGCATATCATCATCTGGTTTCAGATCAAGTACACTTCTTGGCGATGAATTAGCAACTTGAGCTGTATCCCTACTTATAGTTTGCTGAGCTCCAGGTTCTAGATCATAGATTTGCATTTTAGCACGATCAATACCTACAACGAATCGACGATAATAACCAAGATCGCCCCAGCGATTCTTAAGCTGCTTAATCATAAGTTGGCCAAGATTATCTAGTTCTTCTGATGATATCAATCCAAGAATACAGTCTGCAGTATGAGTGATACCCATTGATTCGGAGGTATTTGTAAGATCAACATCAGAATTACCGTAACCATCACGATTAAACTGAGAGCTAGTAACAATTGCACAATTAAACTCCATAGCCAGTCCACGTATTTCCTCCGCGATTGATTTTACTAATGTGTAACTATTTGCTGCAGCAGCACCTTTAACGCGAGCTGAAGCACAAATGTTAAGGTAATCGATAAAGACAACATCAGGAACAAATCCTCGTTTCATTTTGAGTTCATTGAGTAGATGTCTGAAGTGTCCGGCATGAGCCGAGCCTGTTGGATATTCTTTAACGATAAGTTTGCCGGGCGATTTAGATGTAATACGTTCAATACGCTTTTGATAAACATCTCGTGGCATGATCTTGAGATCGTCAAGAGTTACATCCATCAGGTTAGCATCGATGCGTTCTGAGATGCGTTCTTCAGCCATTTCCATAGTGATATAAACGACATTCTTACCCTGTGTAAGATAGTTTGCTGCCATATGACATTTAACGAGTGACTTACCACCGCCGGTAGTAGCAAGGAGAACAGACATAGATTTGCGGGGTAAGCCACCCTTGGTAACTTTGTTTAGAAGTTCGATATCAAACGGCAGACGTTCTTCTTTACGATGATAGAAGTCATAACGAGAATCTGCATCATCAAGGAAGTCGTGGCCGATCGATGTATCGAAACTGATAGACAAAGAATTCGATAAGAGTTCTGGCAACGCACCCTTATCCATTTCTTTATCTTCGCCATCAATAACTAAGATGGCTTTACGAATCGAGTTGAATAGATCCTTATCCTGACAGAACTTTTCGGTTTCAGATACAAGCCAATCGATATCAGTTGCTTTGTCAACGGATAAATCATCAACAGTAGACATCACCTGTTTATATGAATCTTCATTGAGATCTTTACGTTTATCTAAAGTAATTTTAAGAGCCTCGATAGAAGGAGGCTCTTTGTAATCTGCTACATAATCTGAATATGTTGCAAATATCTTTTTCAAGTTGTTATCATCAAAGTATTCCCCTTTGATGTAGGGGAACACTCTGCGATAATAGTCTTCATTAAATATTAGGTGTGATAGTACCGTCTTTTCAATCATTCTCAACCACTTCTTCTAGCACTTCATTGTTGTCTTCATCTGGAATAATAATACTGCCTCCGACAGAGAAAGCATTCTTCACATAATTTGCAAAGTCTGTCTTATTAAATATCATATCCCAAAACTGAGAATTGTCAACAATTTCTTTTGCTCGAAGCAGTTTTTCTGATAAAACTTCACCCGTGGCTGGATCGATGGCTTCATACCAGCCTACTTTGGGTTTGGTTATGTACCCACCTTTTTCAGCGATCTCCATCAAGCCTGACCACTTGACGATACCGCCTTCCCAAGAAACACTAATTGGAATCTTAGATTTCTCTTTTACATGACGAGATTTCTCGATATTGATTACGAAGTGGTAGCCTTGAATCTCAGTGCCAACCTTATCTTGTTGACGACCAATAATCCAAATAGAATCAGCACTATAATAAATGCCAGTACCACCAGACACAACATCTTTAGGGAATAGACCAATCTCTTTGTAGGTGTGGTTAACAGCGATAAGAGGAATGTCTTTAAGGTTAAGATGTGGCGTAACAATCCGGAACAAAGATTTAAGAGCTTTCGCACGAGACATATCAGCAACAGACTTACCATCGAGTGCGTCTTCCACTTCTTTCTTAGATGCGAGGTTACCTACCGAATCAATAACGACAACAACCTTGTCGCCCTTGTCAATATTATCCATTTGCTGAACAATATCAAATTTTAGTTCTTCAACATTGGTAATCGGGGTGTGTACAGTACGATCCATATCAATGCCGAAAGACTCAAAGTATGAGGTAGGAGTACCAAACTCTGAGTCATAGAATAGAAGAACCGCATCAGGGTTCTTTTTCAAATATGCTGCTGCCATAAGTAGAGCAAAAGCAGATTTGAAGTGTTTTGACGGACCAGCCAGGACAAGGAGACCTGGCGTTAATCCTCCATCGATGCTACCAGATAGTGCAACGTTTACCATAGGAACTGGTGTCGGTGCCATTTCTTTCTTACCGAATACTTTAGAATCAGTAATCGGTGCAGTCATCTTGATGGTACTATTTTTTACAAGTTTGTCTAGTAGACTCATTATGTACCTTCCACGATTGTAAGCAATTTAGCCTTATAGGCCTCGATCTTTCCAACTCGATCAGGCCAATAGATTGTTGATTTATCCGGATTCTTACAAAGGTTTGTTAAGAACGGAGTAATTGATTTATAGAGGAGTTCGAGTCGATACTCCAGATCATCAGCTTTGACTTTAGCATCTGTGAGTTGGTCCTCCAGTGATTGCTTTTCAGAGCTGATGTTCTGAATAGTTTCTTCGGCCGCAGCTTCTTTTTCTTGAAGCTCTTCATCAATGAAGCTGAAGCCGAAGTCGAAATCTAAAACCTCTTCGTAGGTTTTATTAGCCATTCGCTAGTTCCTTAAAGATTGATAGATCGTCGTCATCATCCATAGATAGATTAGACGCTGGTTCTGGTGCCGCAGCTGGCATAGTTGGCTGAGGCGCAGCTTGTTGGGTATTACCCATGCTGCTTAGATCAAACTCATCATCATCTTCAGCAGTAGTTGGCGTGGAAGGCTCTTCATCGAGAGCAAGTACACGATAAAGTTTTGCTTTCAACTCTGCATAAGACTTGAAGTTCTTAGGATCAATCAATTCTTGCAAAGAATGCTCTTGGTTATAGATACGTTCCAGTTCTGCATCATCTGTAGACAATGCTGAAGGAGCATCAAACTCAGACTTATCATAGTTTGGATAGCCTTCAAACTGACGAATCTTCAGACGGAAGTTAGCACCTTCCCATAGATCAAATGGGTTTACTGGATCCTCATCTTCAAACTGTGGATTCATTAGATCGTTTAGTTTGTCGAAGATCTTCTTACCAAATTGATACATGAAGACTTTACCTTCGTTAGCAGGATTACCAGAGTCTTTAATGACCATGATATTTGCAACGTACTTTAGACGGCGCTTCTGCTTACGAGCAATTTCTTTATCTGAATCAAGACCAGAATTCCACAACTTTGAGTTGTATTCTGATACTGGATCATCTTGATTAATGGTAGTTAGAGAGTTCTCAATATACCATAAGCCTGTTGGACCTTGGAAACCGTGATCCCAGATACGAACGAATGGCATTTCCTCGCCGGCTGGAGCAGGCAAGAAGCGAATAATAGCAAAACCATTACCAGCTTGATCGCGGGTTGGTTTCCAAAATTTACCTTCGTTGGGATCTGAGTAGCTCTTCTGTGATACTTTTTCGAGCTGGGCGTTCAATTTCTGAAGTGAGCTTGAACGATTTTTTTTGAGTGCATCAAATGACATATGCGTATCTCCTTAATATTGCGTTGTATGTTTGTATTGCGAAATATGTATCGGCGGACCGACCATATATTTATATCAGAAAAACCGATTTCTGACAAGGTCTTTCAACTTTTTTTCGTTGAGATTCAAAAAAGGTTTGTACTTCTTTGATAGTTTTATTATATCACTTGCTATGATTTTGTCAACTATATTTTGCTCCCAATAGCCAAAAATATTAGCCATGTGAGTAAGTACAGTAAACGTTTCAAGTGATATCTGCTTTTGGCTGTACAGAGTCATTACATAAGGATGTTGACCGTTATGTACAGCAAAGTTGGCTTGGTAGTTATCATCTAGTTTTTCTAGATCTGCTTTGAAAAGACGGCTCATAGAATTCATCTTAATCTTCCATTGCAAATAACGTTCCTCACCTTCATCATCCAGAATCTCACGTATCCAAACGTCAGGCTTTACAATCATGTTTGCAAGTATGAGATTCTCAGGATCTTCTTTATGGGAAAGCTTCTCAAAGAAGTATGCATACTGACTAGTACGAAACTTGTCAAAAGAAGCCTTGATTTTCCCATGATATTTGTGATAGTCGTATTGGCTGCCGAAGTGTTTCTTCATTGCCAAGAACATCACATAATACTTAAACGACTCTTCGTTAGCAAAACTCGTCGAGTGTTTGATCATCTTGTTTAACCATTCTCAAGCCAATCGCTTCACTGCGAACCTTCTCTTTTAGAATAGAAGATTTCTTTACAATATCTGCGACTGTTTCAATTTCTAATTCATTTTGACGCGCGTATTCTACTAAAGCGTCAATATAGTTAACACCGCGCGCTAGCATCTCTGATATATCATGATGCACTTTTTCAGGAGTTCTTGGTGTAATCATTAGCCGTTTAGTACCTTAATACCATCCAACCAGTTGGTTGCAGCATCTTCAATATAATGAATGCTATGGCCCTTAATAGTTTCTTCTTTAACGAAATTACCGTTAATATGATAACGAATTGTGTAACCTTGATCTGCTTCATAAATCTCTGCTCGAAGCTGATTCCCTTCTCGCTCACCGAGAAACTGATTGACGAACGTGCTCATCTCTATTCTCCCTCACATGTTGAATATTAGACGTGGCCTTATGAGATCCACAGTTTTTACAAAAGGAAACGTAAACCATGTACTTATGCTTACCGAACATAACGTATGTACTTCCACTTGTTATATTAATATTATCACAACAACCATTTATTGTCAACGGTTTATTTTCCATACTTGTTCTCCTTCCAATATTTGTTACGATCGTCTGTGCTAGTTCTGTTCGCCTCATGTTCTTTAATTTTTGTGATATATTGCAGTCGTTGTACTTCTTGAAAATGTTTCCATTCTTGGTCTTCTATGTAATAGTGAGGTTTTATGTCCATTTGAAATCTCCCTAGACAGCAAAACTTTCTCCGCAGCCACATGAAGCAGTGGCATTAGGGTTAATTACTTTTAAATAAGAACCACCAAGCTCTTCCACATAATCTATTGTGCAGCCAAAAACAAACATTTCAGCCATTGGATCTAACCATAAATTTTCAATAGTTGGACTTTCTTCCGTGGTTCCCCACTCATATTGAAAACCAGAACAGCCTCCACCTTTTACCGTAAGTGATACGTTAGGTTTGCCAACCTTTTTTAGATAAGCTTTAGCATTTTCCGTAATAGTTAATATCATTCCATTTCGCTTTCTTCCTTAGTTTTATATTGCCATTCATCAGTGTGGCCAACAGACCATTTAGGTTCTGTTTCAACCGCATAGTTTTGAGTGCATACTTTAAAGTCAGGACGTAATAGTTTATCAGGAGTTAAGGAGCTATCACGCCAGATAACCCGATTGTTAGGCTGAGCAGCGAATTGACCGTTGTCAAGTCGTATAACGTTGAAAGACTTGTGTTCGGGGTCGTGTTCACTGAAATTTGTGTCGATGATGGAAGAATCGCGGTGACAATTATCGATGGTGAACTCATACTCACCGGCATGCATACGTTTGTCCTTTCCAAAAAATTCACATCTAGACAAGATGGGTTTTTGGACAACGGTAATGTCGTAATCAAAACAATCCCAAAGCTGTAGCACATCAAGCGGAAGAATCTCGCCGTGCGGTATTTTCCAAACAAATGCCGATATAGGAAGTTTGTCATATAGCGCTCCATAATCAGTTAAGAGTGTTTCGAAATAAAGAGCTTTGTGCATTGTGCTTTTAACACTAATCCAGATTCCTGGAGTATATTCACCGTGCCCCTTCTCTAAATCATACAAGTATTCTTTTCGTACATAAACATTAACAGGTGGCAAAGGGTGAACTAAGAAAGCCATTTATTGTCTCCATTCTAATCCGAATATGAGCCCAGCGTTTTGTCTATCGATATCTCCGTTTCGTAGAAACGTTTCAACGGTGGGCGCAATGAAATAATTGTTATAGTTTAACTTCACCATTGGCTTTACATCTGCACCCGTATATCCAGTAACTGCTCCAACTTCCATAAAGAACCGCGGTCCAAAATCATACGTGTAAGCAGCATATGTACTCATTTTCTTTTCACTATTGAAGTATGTACCGACACTTATAGTACGATCTTCATTTAAGTAAGCTCCTACATGAGGATGGATCCAATTGTATTCATTTTCCAAACCAACGTGTGCACTAAGTAACAGTCCAAAGAATAAATCCATTATCTTTCCTCAAATAAAACATTGTCGACGTATCGATTTTTATCGGCTTTTGATATGCCCATAGCTTCGATAGATCTGTGCAAGTGAGGATTCATTTTTTGGTTCTTGCAGTATTTGTTTAGTGCTGGTAAAGTATCTCGATGTGACGCAAACGCGTTAGCTTCTAAGTTTTCTAAATAGTGTTCTAGAAGTTGTGAAGTTACATCTATAAACTGATCTAATTCTTCGTCGGTGTTTATGTTACCAACGGCGATCATGTTTTCTGAAAATATTTCTTGCGCCCAAGGTGGAAGTTCTCTTTGTTTGTTCCACTCCAATCCTTCTACTGTTCGAGCCATAAAATCTAAGTAAGGGTGCGGAACTCCATGTAAAGGACTATAGTCCATAAAAGATCCGGTGATCTTTCTTGGCCCCGCTACAATATCAAATCCTAAGATAGGCAGTTCAATGTATCTCTCTGGGAACACGTTAACGTGCATCAACCAGAGGCCCTTGCCATCTTCAGGAATGATTGTTTTTAGATGAGCTTTATACACTTCATCGGAATGCCAAAAGGTATCGGTCCAACCTTTGAAGTGCATATCTTCGGTGTAACTAGGATTGTCCCAGCGCTCGAAGTGCTCATCAAATTGATTAAATATAAAATCAGAGTACTGATTAAGTCTCTTCCATAGTGGATGTGTCATGCTTTGTTAGTGTCCAAGTTCCGTCCTCGTTATCAATCCAAGCAAGGCTGTCACCTGGTTCCCATCCTAATTTTTCTAGAAGATCGTCTGTGAATTGTAAGTAAAGATCCCCGGATTGGGGATCTTCGTGAACAGTTAAAGTTTCCATTATTTACGCTTTCTTGCTCTACGTGCTTTTGCAAAAGTATTCATTAGCCTAGTTTCACGAACCTCTTTCAAGGATCTTCGTCGCTTTCTAGCAGATTCACTCTTACCCATTCGAAATTGACGTGTAAGTGGTTTAGTGGCTACTTCTTCGAATGCAACTTCTTTATGCATAAGGATACCTCCTACGTTTGGCTATTAACAATTATATTATATCAAGATATGGGTAAATGTCAACTAATTTCTTCAGACAACTCATCAAATAACTCTGATGCAAAGTCAAAACAGATCTTAGCTTCATCTGCCATATCATCATGCAAGAGTTTGCGGAATTCCTCAATAAGGATCTTAGTATCTCCTTCAAACTCATACATCTTGCCTGAGCCAGGCACTTTCTTTTTGATGATCTGCCCGCCATGTAGTTCACCAAAATGTCTTACGTACATATGAGCCAACAGTCTGTCGTTAGCATCCCACTCCGCAAGTGCATGTATATGATTGGTGTACTTCTCTACAGAAGGCGGATAGTTACCATCTGGCTCTAATCCATATTCGTTTTCAAGCTCACGAATATCAGTCCAAATGCGATTGGACCTTTTAATTGGTTGTAAATTTGGGGGAATGATTACTTTAGATTCCAGTGCTTCATAGTTTAAGTACTGGCAACATAAAAATTTGTGATAGAGTTTAGGCTCAATTTTGCCGCTAATAAGATGTTTAGCGAACTTACGCCGTTCAGCAGATTGGTGGTGAGCCCATGTAAGCTCTTTCAATTTTAGTGACATTATAAGCCTCCGCTGATGAAAGTTTTCATTTTTATTTATAATGACCAAAGGGGCCCCGAAAGGCCCCTCTACTAAGTTTTTTCTGCAAGTTTATCTCAGCTTAGAAGCTGAACGAAACAGATGCAGTAGGTGTCAATTCTTCGCTGTCTAGGTTGTATGACGCTCCTGCTTCGAGCTCAAGCCCGATGAAGCCGTAAGTGTAAGAACCACCTACGTTTTGAAGCATTTCATCCTGATCGCCGTTTACGAATACTGTAGCACCGTAAGCGCCAGCATCTACTTCAAAACCAATATCTTCTGATCCTGAATCATAAGTGATTGCAGCACCAAGACCAATATTGTCGTTCAACAGATAATCACTGCGAGAACCAATCGCAAAGTTTTCAGTAACCATGTTGTATGAACCTGCGGCTTGTAGATTAACAAGACCAAGATTCATTTCGTACATACCGGCTACTGTTTCGATTTCTGTTACATCCGCTTCGATATCTTTCCAGCTAATACCCATTTTTGCTCCAAGGGCTTTAACTGCAATAGATTCTTTCATGGCTGGATCTGCCAATGTTGAACCGTCTTCTGAATCGATCCAAACATTACCTTGATCTCCGAATGAGATCATTGCATCTCCATTTACTACTGTACCAATTTGCCATTCATCAAGGGTAATATCACCGTCTGTGTTCATGTCCAAATCAATAGCAGCAAATGCAGGTACTGCTGTACCCATTGATGCGATACCTAGGTCGAAGGATGTTGTTGCACCCCAGTTGCCTGCTGCGTTTTCTGCAATCTCAGTTGTAATTTCACCGCCAACGTCTGCGGCCATTGCTGAGCCTGCTGCGCAGACCAATGCTGTTGTAATTAGTAGTTTATTAAACATCCTGTCCCTTTCTTATTACTTTTATTAAATGTGTTATGTGCCACTTTTCTGTTGCTAGGCAAGTGGCCAGCCCCCTGTGTTATGCAGCTAGTGCGTAACCAGATGGTGCAAAGTTATCGTTTGCATTTAGTTTGTTTGACCGAATAACGTAGGTCAACACGGTGAACTCCACTCAACTATTCCGTCCGTCGATCCTTGTTCACCCCCATCATAAACACATGTGCTTACATAAACACACGAATAAGTAATGGTCCAAGTCTATAACTTTTATATGGCTTGCCACTATTGAATCTAAAATCACCCCATTGAAAAGGTGTTCCTTTAAACCAACTAATCCAGTGCCAATCCCAATTCATTATATCCTCATGTGTTTATGGTGGAGGTGCGCGGTACTGCCCCGCGGTCCGATCCGTTTTTATTTTGTTTCAACGTCCACTTCTTATATATAACACAAAAGGAGTTAAATGTCAACCCCTTCTGTAAAATTTTTTTACTTGACAAAAATGTCACACTGGATTGATAATGTAATGTACCATTAGTACAAGAGCAACTGAAGCTCCAAGTCCTACCATCATCTTTCCAAAGTCTTTCGCTACAAGAGGAAATACAGATTTTGTTTTCTTCTTACCAAAGTATGTAGCCATCGCAAGTTCACGACCTGCTAGCAAACCAACGAATACCCAAGTTGTACTCATAGGAATATCGTTTAGCTCTTTAAAGAAGTATAAACACAACCAATAGAATAAGTCAATCAACGTAGCTGAACGAACATATCTTGTGTTATGTTTTTCCAAAACGATTTGTTGGATCTTACCACCACGTTCTCTAAACATAAAGAACAAACCACCGACAAATACAAATGAGATCAAAATCATAAGATCTACAGGTACTTGACGCGGGAGGAATACCGCAATGTTTGCCATGTCATGTGACAACCAAGTCCACCACAATCCGCCAGTAGCAACCCACTGAGCAATCCGCCAAAAACGTTTATTGCCTTCACTTACTGGTTGAGTTTCATCAAACCATTTATGAGCAAACTTATTAATGGCAAACCATACTGCGTAAGCAAATAAGGCTGCTACGCCATAACCCATAATAGATTTCATCAACATTTTTTCCAACACAAAGGTTGAAGCAAATACTGATAGAACTAAGAATGATGTTGAAACTGGTACACCAATTCGTGTTAAAGCAACAAGAATAGCTGGTGCTGCGGCGTGGTACCATTGTACTTCTTGCCACGGGATCTTATTCAAACGACCATAACTAATGTCGCCACCATTAACACTCCAACCGTACCAGAGTGTTGCTAGAAGAACAGCAGAAGCCGCTGCCCATAGTACTTTATAGTTAAATCTCTCATTGTTAGATGCCATCCACGTGCCGAGAGTTTGCACTGAATCGTTCGCTATAACCGCATATGCAGCAAGCAGGAAGCCGACAAGGCTCCACAATGTGAGTAGTTCCATTAAACTTCTCCTTCTTGTTTGACGGATTTACCCCGTCGCTCACATAAAAAAGGCAGAGCTTTACCCTCTGCCTACAATATTTATGAATGCTACGTAAAAGTTTTATGACACTTTTGTAACATATTCGTGCCATTCTACACGTATATAATGAGCATCGAGATGATCCCGATACTCAATTGCATCTAAAACACAGTCAAATTTACGCCCATTGATTACGTAAATTCTACCACTCTTTTTTATTACCGGATTCTTCGTTCTCATCATAACCAGCATAATATGCTTCTATTTCTTCAGCAGTCATTTGATCGCGTTCAACACGTTCAGAACTGTATGTTGCACCTTTATAATAGTGAGGATTTAATCCACGGCCATAGTAGCTGTCTGCAGAACCACGATCGAATGGACCACCATGTCTTTCATCATATTTCATATTACTTCTCCGATGCTGGAATTGGATTTGCTTTTAAAGCTTTGAAAAGAGAGAGGGGAATGACGCCCAAGCCAAGTTCACGACGAGGCTTGCAGTAATCTTCGTATGTGGCGTATTCTTCAGCTGTAAGTAGCTTTTCCATAATTACGCCTCCATACCTAGAAAATCTTTTTTCAAGATTTCGATACGCTCAAGGTTTAGATTACCTTCGAATTCGTCAGCCAATACTTCGAAGCACTCGTCGATGTATTCTGAGTTGTAGAACATACGAAGACCTTGATACATGTCAGACTCAACAAAGTTCCAGAAGTCAGTTGTACCAACACCAGGACGTGTATTGAATTCGTCTGCAACCGCCGCGTTAAAGCATTCGATTACGTCGTTTTTGATCATTGAACCGTTTGGTAGTAGCATTTTGATTTCCTTTGTTTTTCCTTATATTAATAATATAGTACTTTTGCAGGGCAATGTCAACCCCTTTTTCAAATAAAATGAAAAAACGTTTGTAATGAAATCAATGGCTTATAAAAAAGTTGAAAAAAAAATCAATCGTATCCTAGGACAGCGACTGATTCTAACTCTTTTGATAATTGTTCTGCTTCTCTAGCCTTCCAGGCTTGTTCAAATCCAATTTCATGAACATAGTTTTCGTTGTTTCCCCATAATCGCTTCATGTATGAATTATAGGTAGCTTCGACGTCTCTGTCGGACCAGGATGGATCTATAAGTTTACCTTTAACGATCCAATTCATTCGGTTGGCTTCTTTACGTACAAATGAACTGCACATGGTGGGACCTCCTTTTTGCAAGTACAGCATAACAATATAACCGTATTTATACAGAAGGTTGATAAATGTTACCGCTAACAAAAAATGATAACGGTAACATGAAACATTTTGTTACCAGCCACCTTCGGGTTTTGGCTGAGGTAAAACATCTAGAGCTTTTTCAAACTCGCCGTGATTACCATCATGAGTTGGTGGTGTCCATCCACTTGGCTTTAAAAGATCTGGAAGCCCAAACGGGTTAGGGCGGCCCGGCTTAATTCCAGGACTTTTTGCCATGTTAGCACTATAAACACGATCCCAAGCGTCATTAGCATCAACACCAAATACGTCGAGAGTGCCAATAGCAAAAACACAAAGATCAATAAGACCGTCAACGATTTCTTCAGCATCTCCATTATTGATTGCAGCCAATGTTTCACTCAATTCCTCCTGACACATTAGAGCACGGAACATAAGATACTTACGCATTAGTTCCTTGTTATCTTTATTTGCTTCAAACCAATCACGCACACCAAATTTGTTATGCATCATGTAAATATCATTTGCCCAATCAGACATCTAAATCACTCCATTTTTTAAGTTTTTCACGTTTATTCTTAGCGGCTTCTTTAACTTTACCCAAGTCGATTATATCATATTCTGCTAGAATGTCAAACATACATCCTAGATCTCCAATTTCTGTTTCAAGTTTTTCTTTATTCCCTTGTATGCCATATCGCTGTATTTTAGCGCATTCTTTAATTACTTCTGCACACTCTTCCATTGTAATGGTAAGTACTTCAAGTTTTTCCCTATTTGCTATCATCATTTTCTATATTTCCCTTTAAGTGTGCGATCATATCTTTAATACGCAGACGTTCTTTTTTAGCTTTAGTAACGTATTTGTCAGGTGCTCGTTCAGCTTCCAAGGCTTCTACAACTGTGTTTTGATAACGCCATGCGGCTTCAAGTTGGGCAAGTCTTTTTTGAGTCATGCGAAAAAATCCTCTATTGTGTTTGTCTTCTCAGCAGACCATCCGAGAGCTTCAAGAATAGACTCAAGAGGACTGAGGAAGACTTTATTGAATTGAGTTTCATAATCCACATACGGTTTGAGATTGAATTCATTAGGTAGAACCGCTGGGAACGATATGATATTTTCTTTGATTGGATTCGGTACTTTGAGATATACAAATTTAATCTTATCACCTGACGTAATCGATTCATAACGATTCGACAGGCCATTTTCTTTGAGATACTTATTGTAGAGGATGCAACCACGAACATGCATTGGGCAACCTTTCTTGTAAGTACCACGAACTGTATACTTCTCGATGTTATCAGTACCTGAGTTACGACCAACATCTTCTGGTGGAAGATTAAAGAACTCAGATTTGAATTGAGCAATGAATTGCTGGATTGCTTCTTCGCCTTCATTCATGATAACCTTGAACGATTCTTTGAGTTTATCACGGCAGACTTCCGGTGTTGATGATCTTACAGATTCAAGGCCGGTTACAGAGATTTTTGGAGTTTCGTAATGAACACCTTCTGAGTTAAGAGTATTCATAATGTATCGCTTCTTAGCAATGAATACAGATTTATCAGTAATCTTTTCACGTTTCATTACCATAGCTTGGCGATATGCACCCATCTTAGAAGCAAGATCTTTGTAACCGTTTTCGATTACTTCTTCAATCTTCATCTTACAGATCTTATCGAGGAATTCTTCACCTTTCTTACGATCGATGTCAACAGTACCAAATGAAGCTTTAACAAGAGGACCAAAATCAACATAGATACTGTCTGTATCGATATAGATGATATAGTCTTTACCGTCAGTCTTGAGAATCTTGTTAAGATACTCGTTCACGGACTTTTGAGCATAACGAATTGAAAGCTGACCGGATGTCGTAATAGCTTCAGCCATATCGTTAATATAGTAGAGGAAGTAGATATTAGCAGTTGCGCCATAAAGAGAGTTCATAGCAATTTTTATAGCCATCTGGTTGTTATGAAGCTGTGTTTGTTGAGATTGAAGTTGCCGTTTCTTAGCAGGATCGGTTTCATTCTCAATAGCTTGTTCTACTGCAAGCATTTCTTTCTTGATACCAGAACGACGATTATAATATTCATCAATGATCTCAGGAATGATGCCGAGTTTGTCTTTACGGAAACATGCACCGTTTGCGCATACTGCATAATCAGTTTTGTTTTGATATGAGCCGTCGAGTACCATTTCTTGAGATACATATTCACGTTCACCTTCAACATAGGTTTCAGGAGATAGATTATATTGTAGCATCAGGTGTGGATACAGAGAGTTCAAATCAAACGATACAACCCAAGGATGCATGCCGACTTTTGGATCTTTAACATAACCACCGACAAGTTCACCAGCTCGCTCGCCGGGTCCACCTTTAAGATGTGGAACAATTTTGTCTTTCATCAAACGGCGATATATTGTTGTTTCCCAAATTCCTACTGTACCAAATGCATCGCTGAAGTTAACCCCACCGCCATAAGCAACAGTAAGTACAAGCGAAAGAAGTCCAGATTCGTCTTCCATTCTTTGAATGAGCTGAGTATCCTTAAGGTTATAATCAAGATATAACTGAGGATTTTGTTCATAAAGTGCGTTAAGATTTCCATATTCAGAGTAGTCCAATTTCTTCTCGCCGAGTACTACATGGGCGATATGATCGAGTTTATAAGATTCCTGTGGACCGTACTTGTAACCAAACTTCTTGAAAGCATCCATATAGTCAATGATGGTCAGGCCAGATATGATATATGATTTCTGTTCTTTACCAAATTTGGTGATTGAGTGTGGTGAGATACGACCCCAAGGCGAAAGCTTCTTAGCCTTTTCTTCACCCATAAGTCGAATGATTCGAGTGACAATATATTGGATGTCGAAGTACTCGACGTTCCAACCTGTAACAACTTCGGGATATTCCATCTGCCAGATCTGAATAAATCTTTCAAGCAGTGCCACCTCGGTATCAAACTTCATAAACGATATATCGTCTGGATTGATACCTGTAATTGTTTTTGTCTTATCGAAATCTTTACGACCGAGAAGATGATATGTACTAGACTTAGAAGATTTGTATGCAATCGAAGTGATTTCTTTGTCAGCGGTATTGATGTCTGCATATCCATTCGAGATATCAACCTCGATGTCAAAAGAACAGATGTTGATCTTAGACATGTCAAAATTGATCTCGCCAGGATATTCTTCTTGAATAAATTGAGTGACGTAATTCATAGTGCCACAGATATCGAAACCATGTACATCTTTGTATTGAGTAATGAAATCACGAGCTTCGATCATGCTATTGAAACGAGTAGCACCGAGAGGCACATCACCAATCAATGATTTGTGAGTGGCGTTATCACGAGCACGAACATATAATGTTGGCTTGAATTTGACTTTGCGTTGGAATGGTCTGCCGTTTTCATAACCACGAACTAGAATGTCGTTGATAAAGCGTTCGACTGATGTATAGAATTTAGACATGTTCACCTGTTTGTATCATATATTTTACATTATAACACATAATGTTCATTTTGTAAACCATTAAATGCGTGTTAGATAGATCATCCAAGAGCTTCCCCAGCCTATTGGCCAGTCTCCTCTTATGTAGTTGTCGTCCCATGTTTTCTTTCTATGTTCTAACTTTAAAAACCGAATATGGCCTGGCCATCTTCGTATAAATTTATCTCTCATCTTGATAAATCGTTCGGGCGCTTCGGGATATACGTCAAGATGTACTTCCATAGCAATATGATGTACCTTATTGAATAAGAAGTCATAGTTTTCTTTCATAAAGATATCATACTCACCACCTTCACAATCAACTTTTAAGAAATCAAGATGATCTATTTCGTATTCTTCTATAATCTCTTTAAATGATTTATGTGGTGCTTCATCTCCTTTAACACCAAACCCGTGATCTGAGTGGCCGATGAAGGCATTAATAGGAGTTACTCTTTGCTCTGCCGATCTTGAGATAGCAGGCATAGCATTGACCATAGTAGTGTGAAGAAGTTTAATGTTTGGTTCTACTGAATAAACATGTTTAGCACCCTGTTCGAGTGCTTTACAAGTAAACATTCCAATGCAAGAACCAATATCCATTACAATATCACCTGGCTTTACTTGATACCACCAACCGTACGTGTCGAGATTGAAAAACTCGTGCACCATAGTAGCATAAGTATCTCTGTCATGTAAGTGAGTTGTAATGTATCTTTTAGGATCAAGAAGCTTCATTTTTCTTTCCAAGAATCCATCTCTGTAATTATGTCATCACCTTCTCGGTCCATAGCAATACCCAAGGCCAGTGTTTGAATATCTTCAATCAACCTCTTACAGGATTCCTTATCATATTCTTTACCGGAAATTTCAGCAAATTCGTTTCGAAGTCGATGAACTTGAATCGCTTTATCTTTCATAGCGTTTATTCTTTTAATAAGATCTTCTATAGAGTGTTGCATTGTAATCCTTTCTAAGCCGCTATTTCACTGAAGTTTTTAACCTTTTGAAATTTAATATGGCCTTCAAACTTGTCACCAAACTGGTCGCCACGGTGGCTAATAACGAAGATGTTATCTTCTGCATTTAGATTTTGTAGAGTTTCAATCAAGTTTTCAACACCTACACCATCCATTGCGCCATCAAGAGTTTCGTCAAGTACCAATAAGTTTGTTGATACTGAGTTACGAAGCTTTGCTACGGTTCTCCATGATAGCATAATTGATAGAGTGATGCGAAGCTTCTCGCCTTCTGAGAATGAAGAGTATGAGAAAGCATCTCTGAAACGAGACTTAATCACCTCATTGAAGTTCTCGTCAAGTTGAAAGTCAACGAACAAATCAAAAGCACTCAAGTATTTATTGATGAGTTTGTTCATCACTGGGATATACTGACGAATGATTTTTGATTTGATGCCTCCATCTTTAAGCATAGTTGACACCACAGACAAGACTTCTTTATGATTAAAGAGATCGGTTTGTTGAGTCTCGATAGACTGCATTGTTTCTCGTAAAAGATTGAGTTGAGTTTGATCTACCGCTTCGACTTCTTCTTCAGCTTTGTCAAGCTCTTTTTTATAAGATACAAGTGCATTTTTTGAGATTTTAATCGTTGCTCGATGCTCACTAATTTGCACGTTAAGAGATGCAGTTTTATCCTCAATCGAAGATATTTCATTGATGCGGTTTTCATATGTAGTAACCTTTGCTGCTAACTCTTCGATACCTTTCTCAAGCTCTGCTACTTTTTGATCTTTGGTAATAATTTGTTCTTGTTTGAATTCATGAGCAATACCTTGTTTACATGTAGGACAACTATCGTTATCATGATAGAAAGCAAGCTCTTTCATATAATTACGAAGATTAGAATTAAGTTCTTGATTTAGGTTTCGAGCTTTGTCGATTTTTGACTTGACGTCTGATTTATCTGAGATTGTTTTGATGAGTTCTTCAATAGCTTCTTGAGTGCTTTCAATTTCTGCTTTCTCTGCCTCAATCTTAGATATGTGCTCATTCATTTTTTCCTTGATTTTGTCAACTTCATCTTGGCGAATCTGGCGAATAGAAGCATTATGAGCTTCAGCAGATTCAATCTTAGATTTTGTCAAATCTTTTTGATAGTTGTTTTCAGAGATCTGTTCTTTGTTCTCGATCAAACGTTCTTTGAGAAGAGTATTCATTGTACTAAAGACTTGAATATCAAGAAGATCTTCAATAACTTCTCGTCTGCCATGTGCTGGCAATTCCATAAATGGTACATATGTAGCGCTACCAAGTACAACGATCTGAGTAAATGACTTATAATTTAATCTTAAAATGTTTTTCTCAAGATATGTTTGATAGTCACGAGCTGCCGCATCTTGATTGATAAGCTCACCATTCTTAAAGATTTCAAACAAGTTTGGTCTGATACCGCGGCGTACCATATACTGAGCTTGGCCAATTACAAAATCAATCTCAACAAGTAATTCTTTTTGATTGATAGAGTTGATAAGCTGTGGCTTATTAATCTTACGGAAAGGTTTACCATATAAAGAAAATACAATGGCGTCAAGCATTGTAGACTTGCCTGCGCCATTCGTACCACTCACTAGAGTGTTTGTCTGTTTGTTTAAATGAATTGTTGTAAAAGAATTTCCCGTAGATAGAATATTCTTATAACGCAATTCCTTAAATAATATCTTCATGCAATACTTTGTGCCTCAATATATAAATCATCAATAACTCTCTTTACACTCACTTTATCTACCTTTGTTTCCATAGAATCGATAAAGGCATGAAGTATGTCCTTCGTATCTTGGGTTTCATCAAGGATTTCATCCATTCCCTCACTTTCAATATTCAAGGTGTCTTCGATTGATTTAACATCAGTGGCACCAGCGTCTGCAAGTTTGTTGATAAACAAATCGTGAATGTAAGGATTTGTTCTGTTCTTTACAATCACTTTGATATACGCATCTTTGATGTTTGTGGTATCAAGATGAGCAATATCTTCAATTGTCATATCACTATCATCGTATTCAATTTTGTGGAATATCTGGAATGGATTATCAATTCGAGTAAGCTCTCTTGTTTCTGTATCAAAAACATGGAAGCCACGCTTTCCCTGATAGTCTGACCAAGTCATCTCGTAGGGTGCACCAAGGTACTCGATGTTACCATACTTAGAAGGATGATGGAAGTGACCAGACCAAACCTGCTCGTAATGACTGAACAGATCTTTATCCATACCGTGAGTACAAACTTGACCTTTCATCATCTCAAAGCCTTTAAGCTCGAGGTGACCAGCAAGGACATGAGCATCTGAGTTCTTGATGCTATCAAAGCAATGCTGATTATTGTCTTTTGTAATCCACGGTACCATTATAAACTTAGTTGATCCAAATGTCAACTCTTTTGTTTCGTGCTGATAGATGTGAAAGTTGTCATACTCTTTTAGAAGAAGATCCATACTATTCACTTCATTCGTATTAGTGTAGTATGTCGTATGATTTCCAACCAGAGCATGATACTCAATGTTTCGTTTTGCAAGCTGATCAAAGAAGAACTCTTTACCACGCTTAAGTGATACATAGTTGATGAACTTACGACGATCGAATGTATCGCCTAGATCAAATACAGTATCAATCCCATGCTCGTCAAGATATGGAAAGAAACATTCTAAGAAGAACTTCTCTTGATGATCTGCAAAAACTTTGGAATCACCACGGACTCCGATATGCATATCTGTTACGATTGCTATCTTCACTTTTTCTTTTCCTTATCTTTCTTCAGCTTATCTTCAAAATCTTCAATAAATGTATTCATATAATCTGCACTTGTTGTAAGATTCAAATTAACCTCTTCACCTCCAGAATAAGTATCACCTGTTGCTAACATGTTCTGAGATGACTTAAATCGAATGTACATCTGCTTCTTTTCTTTTTGAATACGACGCAGGAACGCGTACCAAATAATTTGAGTGAAGTAAGCGAATGGATTCTGAGATTTCTCAGGATTGAAGTTACCGATATAAAGTAGGCAGTTCTCAATTCCATCTGAAATCATATCTTCTTTATAAGAATATCCAGAGAAGTTTGGTTTTGTTGCAAGCCGAGTAGCGATCTGATAGATACACTTTCCAATGTAGTCTGGCACTCGTGGCAACGGATCTCCTGCATCCTCTGCTTCTCTACACTCTTCTTTGTACTTGATGAGTGCTTCAAGAAGATCTTTGTTGTTTACGTAATTGCGGGTTGCTCTTTTAGCCATAGCATTTCTTTGCGCCTCCTAATGTTGCTTAGATATAATATAGTACATATTGACTGAAATGTCAACTGTAAAAAGTTACTATATTGTGAAAAAAACTGTTGACATCACTATCAAAGCCTGGTATAATCTGATTTATCAGTTACAAACCAATATTAGATTTCTACTGTGTATATCTTGACAGCAAACTGTTCCTGACCGTAGATCTCAATCCGTTTCCGGAAATGCTGGAGAGTATAGTTCTGGTAAGTACCCACCGAAAGATCGTCAGCAATATCATACAGAGTCGCCTTATCGGCGTCGTTGCCCTTTCGAAGGGCACGACCAATTGATTGCAATACTTTGATTTCAGATTTAGAACCAGAAGCGAAGATTACGTTATCAAGTTTTTTTAAATTTACACCCGTTGAGAAAACACCATATGATGCAAGGATATCATGTTGTTTGATGGGATCATTCTCAACGAGATGTCTGATACGTTCTCTCTCGTCGCCTTTTGTAGCACCATATATAAAATGGAGTTGGCGATCATCTTTCTTTAGCATCGGCTCTAGGATCTTGCCATGCTTTTCAACCAAATCAAACAAAACCAAATTGTTCTGATCTTTGAGAGACCAAAGCAAATTTCTAATAAAAATGTTTCGCTTGTGATTGTTGACAATGAATTCTCTTTCAGCAGGATACTTTTTACTTGCTACCTGTATCTGACCAATCGCTTTCTTAAAGCTTTTTCTTACATCCTGTTGATGTGACAATACGATTGCTTTAACGTTAAAGTCTGCAACAGTACCTGAATCCATCAAGTCTTTAGTCGTCACGTGCCTTCTTACGCCGCCAAAGCAACCTTCTAGTACCAGCCGATGTGTCTTGCTTTCTTCTGATTTTAAAGTACCAGTAAAGCCATGTCGATAGTAACACTGATCTAAACCTTCCATAATTTTTTGAAGGCTTTTGGCCTGGAACAAATGAGCTTCGTCGCCAAGTACGACACCAAACTGAGAGAACCAATCCTTTGGTTGTTTGATGAGTGACTGCCAAGTTGAGATAACGATTGAAGCATCTGTATTCTTATCTACACCGCCCTGAATCGTGTATATGTCGTCTTCGCATCCATAGTCCCTAAAGTCTCCAGCCATCTGATGAACCAGTGAGATTGTTGGGACGATGATAAGTGTTCTGTGCTCATAAACTCTCCAATAGTGTTGTTGTATCAGATAGATGATTAACGATTTGCCAGAACTAGTAGGAGACAAGGAGAGTGATCTTGAATCCCGGATTGCATCAACAACGTATTGGTTTTGGTAATCCCGTGGTTCAAACTTACAACCAATCTCTTTAGCCAATTCATAACCGTAGTCATCAGGAATCTCCTCTCCATGCATTAGATGCGCTGGTGCATTTAACTCATAACCACGATCTTCGCAAAACTTTTTCAGTCTTGGAAACAAACCAACATAAAGTACTGGGCGCATAGGTTGATACAAACGAATGGTACCATCCCACACTCTATTTTTATATGCTGGAGAGAACTGGTAGCCGGATGGCTTGAAAGAAAAGTATTCAGCGATTTCTTGGCGAGTGCCGGGATCGGCCGTCACCTTCAGGTGTACCGCATTTCCTTCCTCAACATTCACCACATCACTCATAATCTAGTACTCTCCTGCTTGAAACTTCAACACATCAATCATTGATTTAATAATGAAGTTTCTACTATGAATAGTTTTCACAATGTCTTCTAAGTAATCTGCTCGAGCTGTATGATAGTCGATCTTTAAACTTAGATTTACAATATCCTTGTCTGCTTGGATATATTTATCTATATCCTGACGAATGATTTTTTTCTGGTATGGTTTCCATCCGCGTTCACGAAGATCTTCTTCAGCCATAGATCCATCATACCACTCTCTCTTTGCAAGCTCAAGTTGCTTGTAATCATAACGAAGCTTCTTCACTTTAAGCGCTTCTCGGAAGTACATGTTATAGTACTTGCTATGTAATGAAGGGATTTTCTTAGACTCACCGACGAGATTCGTTTCGTCGATGTTTGCATCTTTTGCCCAAATCTCACTTATATCATCAGTACTCATTTCATACCTTTCAAAACCATTTTATAATACATTCTATCACACTTTGATAGAAATGTCAACTACATTTTTCTGTATTCGAAACGAGTATACCTGAAAGTTACTGAGCATTCAGGGTAGATGACGTCAGTTCCTGTCACATCTAAAGAGATTGGGCTGAGGCTAGTTGGAAAGCAATCGAAGAAAGTAAACTCAATGTTTGGATTCTTGTTAGAGTTTGAAATCACGATGCGGATGTCTGATGTAGTGCCGTCACCTTTCTCAAGATCTCTGAACTGTGTCGACTTTTCTGGAGTACCAATACCTTCCATCCATGCAAGGATCTCATTATAATTATTCATAGACTCGTCCACGATAAAATTCATGTCGAGTTCTTGGTACTCAAGGCGATCACCAACAGCATACAACTGATGGATGGGAGCAGCCTGAGGTGCAGGTGTAATGTTGACTCCTGGAATCGTGGCTCTTTGTGTGAAAAATTCTACATTTGGTAGTCGTTGAATTGACACCACAAAGCCAACTGGAGACAGATAATTTGTAATCATATGAAATTTCCTGTTGACATTTCTGAAACTCTATGATAGTATTTATAAATAATGAGCCAACAACCGAAAGGAACTGCATGGCCGAAGACTATCGGTGTTATCAATTCGATGATCCTTGCGATGACTGTACCCACTGGATTGGAGAAATTTAAGGGTTGACATAACAAAAGAAATAGTATAGAATAGCTTAATAATGTTTCCAAAAGGGATAAAATCTTGACTGAACAGTTCAAAATCTTAACAGCTCGCCAACACGTCAGAGAACGTATTGGTATGTATATGGGCTCTAGTGCTCAAGAACAGGTCGAGCGTTTTGTGATGGGTGAATGGAAAACCTCACGGTATGTTCCAGCGCTATCGAAAATGATTGACGAGATTCTTGACAACTCTATAGACGAAGCCATTCGCACAAACTTTGAGTATGCGAACAAAATCAACGTGTCTATAGATAATAATAAGGTGACGATCACGGACAATGGCCGTGGTATTCCGCAAGAGCTTGTTTATGATGAGACAACAGACAGCAAGATTGCTCGTGCGACTGCAGCTTGGACACGTGTTAATGCGGGTACAAGTTTTGACGATGAACGAGTAACTATTGGTACCAACGGTGTTGGCTCAGCTGCTACTAACTTCTTATCATCTAAGTTTGTCGGTAAGACTTGGTCTAACGGCAATATGCTTACAGTTGAATGTAAGAATGGTGCAGAGGATATTCGTGAAAAGCAAACTCCAAAAGACGGAAACGGAACTGAAGTCTGGTTTACTCCTGATTTCGATTTGTTCGAAGTCGACAGTTTACAAGAACTAGATACAGTTGCTTTAGTTGAAGATCGTTTGTCTTCGCTTCAAATGGCATTCCCTGAAATTGCATTCTCTTTTAATAAGCGACGCATCAAGGTCAACAACCTGAAAAAGTATGCTGAGCTTTTTGGTGAAGAAGCAATCATAGAGAAAACTGAAGATCTTTCATTCTTCATCACTACATCTGAAGATGGTTTCCGTACCAACTCATTTGTAAATGGTGTGAATACACGACAAGGTGGTACATATGTAGACTTTATCGTGAATGGTATTGTTGAAGAACTTACAACTATGATTAAGCGCAAGCATAAGATAGAAGTTGTAAAATCAACGATCAAGAACGGTCTTACGTTTGTCATGTTCGCTAAGAACTTTACTAACCCAAAATTTGACTCGCAGACAAAAGAAAGACTGACGAATCCAATGGGTAATGTGAAAGAACATGCGATTGCGTCTGGCATTCGTGAGGCTGATTTCTTTGCTCGTAAGATCCTGAATACTCCATCTATTATTGATCCGATTATTGAGGCTCAGCTTGCAAAGAAAATCGCTGCAGACAAACGAGCTGCTACTCTTGCTCAAAAGAAATTGCGTAAGGTTAAGGTGGCTAAGCATATTGCAGCAAATAAGGATGATGCCACTTTGAAAATCGTGGAGGGTGACTCAGCGATGGGCTTCCTTCTCAAAGTACGTGATCCAAATAAGGTGGGTGCTTATCCTCTTCGTGGTGTTATTATGAACACATGGGATATGAAACCTGCTGATGTTCTTAAGAACAAAGAGCTCTCAGAATTGATCTCAGTTCTTGGATTGGATATTACAAATCCAAACTCAGTTGATGATATGACATATGAACATATTGCAACACTGACTGATGCTGACCACGATGGTATCGGCCACATTAGTCCATTGCTTATTGCATTCTTTTATAAGTTTTGGCCTCGTCTTCTTCTTGAAAAGAAAGTTAAAATCACTCGTACACCAATTATGATTTCTACAAAAGGATCTCAAATCAAGTGGTTTTATACATATGAAGAGGCGAATGAATTTAAGTCAAGCAAAGATGGGTGGAAACATCGCTACATCAAAGGTTTAGGAAGTTTGACGGAAGAAGAATATGATACTATTATCAATAAACCAGTGTACGACACAGTTACGGTTGATGATGCTGGTATGTTCCAAATGATGTTTGGAAAAGATTCGCAATTACGTAAAGACTACATGTTCCAATAAGGAGAAAAATAATGGCACTAGAACAAGAAGTAATGATTAAAGCAATGAAGGCTCATGCCCACGGACATATTCAAAAACATAGAATGAACGTCGAAGTATATCTTAATAATCCAGCGGGAATTGGCGAGCATCCAGATGTTTTTGAAGCAATGGAAACAGAAATCCTTGAAATGGCTAAATATCAAGACGTTTTAGACATGCTTGAAAAATATTTTGGTTGACATATACCAAAAACTGTGATAGAATAGTCTTATAAATTGAAAAAGGGTTCGTCATGTCATTGATGGAATTTACAGTTGAAGCAAATGAATATCCGATCTCAAAGGTTGCAGCCAATGAGTGGAAATCCTTTGCAATGTACACCGTGGAATCACGAGCGATTCCTAATATGATTGACGGGTTAAAGCCTGTCCAAAGGTTCTACCTTTATAGCAGTATCCTCAACTCAAAGCGTGACTTCAAGAAAGTATCCGCCGTTGCAGGTATTATATCAGACTATGGGTACAATCATGGAGAGGCTTCTGCCGCGGGGGCCGGGCAACTGATGGCTGCAACGTGGAATAACAATGTCTGCCTAGTCGAGGGTCGTGGTTCCTTTGGTACTCGACTAGTTCAAGAAGCAGGCGCACCACGTTATGTCTATACGCGCCTAAGCGAAAACTTTGAGAAGTATATTCGCGATGTTGACCTGGCCCCCGCACACGATGACCCTGAACACGAGCCACCTGCATTCTATCTACCAGTACTTCCTTTGGTATTGGCTAATGGAACTAAGGGTATTGCCACTGGTTTTGCCACAAACATTCTTCCACGATCAGTAGAAGACCTCTCTCGCCTCGTTCGTGAATACTTGTCGGATGGTAATATAACCAACAAGGCTCCAGTATCATTTCCTGAGTTCAAAGGACGAGTCGACTATGATCCGGTTGAAGATCGCCACATTGTTTATGGTAAATACCATAAGAAAACCAAAACAGTAATGATGATTACTGAAGTTCCATATGGTTTTGATCGTGAATCATATGTTAAGGTACTTGATAAGCTTGAAGATGATGGTGACATCGTATCATATGAAGATCTTTGTGATAAGACTGGTTTCTCTTTTGAAATCAAATTAAAGCAAAACACTTCAGCAAACTGGAATGATGCTAAGATCATTTCTAAGTTTAAGTTGAGTAAGCCGTTGTCTGAAAACTTAACGGTGATTGGACCAGATGGAAAGCTTCGTGAGTATGATGACGAGCGTCTTTTAATCAAAGACTTTGTCGACTATCGTCTTGGTATACTACAACAACGAATTGAGAAGCGTAGAGAAGAAGCTCAAGAAGATCTTCGTTGGCTTAATGTGAAGATGCAATTTATTCAAGCAGTACTTGACGATCGCATCGTGTTTAAAAACCGTAAGAAGAAAGATGTTGGCGATCAGATACTACAAAATACACATGCTATTGAATCTGACGTTGATAGATTGCTACGTATCAATATCATGAGCTTGACAGATGAAATGGTAAAGGAACTAGCCAAGGAAATTAAATCAACTCAAGCAGAATTAAATTTCTGGAATAAAACAACACCCGCAAAACAATATGAGAGTGATCTACAGGGATTAGATTAAATGAAAATGTACTTTAAAAGAATAATTATTGCCACTTCTATTCTTTTTAATGTTATAATTGGTGGCAGGTTAAATCAATCTTTTTCTGCAGCTCAGTGGGAAAGGAAAAGAAATGGTAAATGGCATATAGTTTGGTTGCTCAATGCTATCTTCTATAAAGAAATAGAACACTGCATGGAAGCATGGGTAAAGTGGCAAATCATTCATCAAGCAATCAATAGCAGAACTACGTTGTACAGAGATGAAAGTTAAGGTAAAAGGATTAGATCCAAAACTCACAACTCACTTTACTCGTTTTTGCTGCGAGAATTTGCCAGCTTGGCCAAAGAGTATTGAGATTGTTGCAGAAGATAAGATCGTAAACGACAAGTCTGGCCTGTGTATTGATATTGATGAAGATAACTATTTAATTTTGATTTCTAAGAAGAACAAGAACATAAGCCAGATATATACTAGTATAGCCCACGAAATGGTTCATGTGAAGCAGTTCATGTATGATAATCTTGGAGAGCTTCTTGACAAGGGTTACAACTATGACACTTGTTGGTGGGAACAAGAAGCCAGAGAACGATCGGAGAAAATTCTTTTAGAATTTGTGAAAAAATTTCAAAGAAAGGGTTGACATTCTCCAAGAAAGTACTATATTAATATAATAATAAGAAGGAATCAAACATGATAGAACAAGAATACGACGGCATGCTAGCTGTTTTTGGATACTCAGATCCATTTGAATACTGCAATGGTTGTAGTAGCATTCAACCAAACTTTATTCAACAATCCCTGGAATGGTGAGCATCATGAGTATTGTAACAGAAATGGCTTTAATTTGTACAATCCTTGGTGGAGTAATTGGATATGTTGTGGGATATCGCCACGGCCACAATGACACAGAAAAGGTTTATAAAGATGTCTATGATATCAAAGATTGGAGTTAGTGCTCTAGCTCTATTAGTGGCAGCACCAGCCTATGCTGACAAAGTGCAAGCTACTATCACTGACGAATATCGTTACGTAAGTAAACGAGTTCCTTTTCAACATACTGAGTGTTATGAGGTAGAAGTACCCGTATACGCTAATGAACAAGGTGATGCTGCAGGCGGTGCCTTGATGGGTATGATTATTGGTGGCTTACTTGGTAAAGGCGCTTCTGGTAATGACCAAGGTGCTGCAGCAGGTGCAGTAATTGGTGGTATTATTGGAGCTGACAAAGCACAAAAAGGTAGTGACAAAATTGTTGGCTACCGCCTTCAAGAGAAATGTGAGACTAAAACACTGTATGAAAATCAAAATACATCAGTTTATTCTCACAGCATCATCAAATTCAAGCATGATGGCAAGTGGTATCAATTGGAGTTTCGTAAATGAACTGGCCTGAAATCATCATTTGGAATATTGGTTTCTGGGCTGTTTATATACAGCTTTGTATGATACCAGAGAAAATTTTCCAGCGTTTTATTGATAACGCTTAAAGAATCTGCGCTTAGCTCAGCTGGATAGAGCAAGTGCCTTCTAAGCACTAGGTCGGGGGTTCGAATCCCTCAGCGCAGGCCAGTTTATTATGACAGACAAACAAATAGTTTTATTTTTACAGTACTGGGGTAGTCGAGGAATCACTTTACCGAATCCTCGAAACTACCCTAGGTCGTTTGCATACTATGTAAAGTTGTATAAATATCGCCAGTCTAATAAATAGATAATGCCCTTATAGCTCAGCTGGTAGAGCAACAGATTTGTAATCTGTGGGTCCGCGGTTCGAGTCCGTGTGGGGGCACCATTTAACAACTGAAAGGCAGTACTATGACTCAAGTCTTTGTACTAGTACTTGTCATGTTATTACCAACTAAAGAAGCCTTACACGTTAACGCACAAAATATGGGCTTTTTTACAACGAACGTAGATTGTTTTAAAGCAAGAGAAAGTTTAGCTTCAGCTCTTTTTGAAATGCCATCTGGTTATTACCCGCCAAACACTCAAGCGGTATGTATACCACTAGAATTTGATCCTAGAACTTTAAAGTGAAACTCTACGTATTGTGATTAATTTATCGGCTGGGTATTTTTGTATGGAAACACTATCATTTTGATTTCCGCCAATTACGTTATACCAAATTTGACCGGTCGACATATCTTTGGTTTGACTGACATAAAAACCAACGTGGCCTTGCCATCCGGCTTCGCCTCTTTCAAAGACTAAAATATCTCCCTTTTCGGGAGTTGTAACTTCTTGACCGTAAGTTACAAATGATCTGGCCATAAGTGGGAAAGCACTTACAGATCTTGATGTTGGAAGTTCATTCTCAAGCAACACCATATTCACGAAAGCAGCACACCACTCAGTAGTTACTGGATCCACTCCCGTAATATCTTTGATTGTTTGGCGATCTTTTTCTTCTGACAAGCCATACCAGAAATACGCCTTGTGAGCTAGAGTTTGTTTTGATTCTGGCAATTTGCGAGAAAGAGCATAGTCGGTATCACTCGAGCATGCTGTTAGATATATAATCAGTGGAAGTAATAGTAAATGTTTCATGTTTTATTTATAGTTGACATTTGGCTAAATACAGTATAGAATATTAATAATTTTGTAATAATTGGAGGTATGCATGAAAGTATTAGTAACTGGTGCCACGGGTTATATTGGCAGCCATGTATGTAAACTACTTAAAGAGTATGGCCACTATGTTGATGGCTGGGATACAAACATCCACGGCGAGCATAATGATATATCTAAATATGTAAACATGTTTGAGCCTGTAGATGTCACAGATCCCTTTGCTGTACATGGTACATATGATGCTGTAGTTCATTTGGCTGGTCGCAGTGTAGTACCTCAGTCACTTAAAGAGCCCACGGAGTATTACCGTGTAAATGCTATGGGCACATCAAATATGCTTGACAAAGTAAAAACTCCAAACTTTATCTTTGCAAGTACATCATCAGCATGGGAGATGGCTTCACCTTATGCTCGCAGTAAGGTGGCTGCTGAAGATATTATTAAGGAGAAAGCCAATGGTTATACTATTTTTCGCTTTTTTAATGTCTCTGGTACTGATGGCGTTAATCGGCAATTGGGTGCTCCAACCCATCTTATTCGTGTTGCTGCTATGGTGGCTGCTGAAAAATATCCCCACATTAGCATCTTTGGTAACGATTATGATACTAGGGACGGTACTTGCATTCGCGATTATATACACGTCTGTGATCTTAGTGCTGCTATAGTAAAGGCTGTAGAAGAAGGTCCTCGTAATACTCCGTATGAATGCCTTGGTAGTAATACAGGATTCAGTGTTCTTGAAGTCTTAGATGCTATGGATAAAGTTACCGGCAAAGAAATGAAACGAGTTTTCGAAGATCGTAGAGAAGGTGATGCTACTGCTTCAGTAGTTGATGAATTATCAGAATATTGTGTACTCACGAAAGATATCTACCAAATGTGTGAAGATCAGTACAGATTGGAGATAAATAGTTAAAAGCAGCAAAGGAGAGATAGATGTCCGACGTTTTGATTCTTAATGCAAATGCTCAACCCGTCAACTATCTCCCTCTCAGCGTTATTAATTGGAAAGAAGCCATACGGTACATTTATCACGATAAATGTGATGTGTTAGAATGGTATGACGATTGGCTAGTCCGGAGCCCCTCTTGGGAAACCAAAGTTCCCGCTGTGATTATGATGAAACAATATATCAAATCCAAGTCAGAGGTTAGGTTTTCAAAATCTAACCTTTATTTACGTGATCAGTACAAATGTTTGTATTGCGGATATAAGTTCAGTAGATCGCATTTGACTATGGATCACGTTGTTCCACTCAGCCGTGGTGGTAAAACAGAGTGGACCAATATAGTAGCAGCCTGCAATCCTTGTAATTCTATTAAAGGAAACAGGATGGACTGGAAGCCTAAATATAAACCATATAGACCTGGTTACTGGGAATTAGTTCGTAAACGTAAACAAATGGAATTTACAATCAAACATCCAAGTTGGGAGTTGTTTATATAATGAAAGTTTATATAGGGCCTTATAAAGATGATAGGCCGCAAAAGATAGAAGTCGCAATACACGATTATGATACTTGGAGCATGGATTATACTCTTGCACCGATTATCTTGCCTATGCTAAAACAGTTGAAAGAAACAAAGCACGGCGCTCCTAATACAGATCCAAGTGATGTACCAAAAGAGTTGCGTCCTACTGCTAAATGGAAACGTGCATACGAAGGTGACGGTACAGCTGATCCTAAGTTTTTTGATCGTTGGGATTGGATTATGGATGAAATGATCTGGGCCTTTGAACAAAAGGTAAAAGACAATTGGGAAGATGAGTATTATGGACCACATATTCCAAGTGATAGTGGCATTGGCGATTTTGAATGGATTGATCGTGACGGCTTGAAGGCGCATCAGGAACGAATGAGCAACGGCTTCAGATTATTTGGAAAATATTATGAAAATTTGTGGGATTAAGGGTTGACATTTCTTCATTATGTAATATATTTACAGATATATACACGGAGAAAAAGTATGGACAAAGATGTAATGATATCATGCGAACTCGCGATTGACATTATGCAAAATGGTTTTCATTTGCCTATTAAAAATGGTAAAGTAAATCGCGATAAGATTGAAGACGAAGTCATCATTGCAATGTACAAGAAAGAATTGCCGCCAATTACCGATATTCAATTAGATATGGCAATTGATAGTGTACAAGAACTAGTTAGTGAGTATAACAACGGAATTAAATAATGCATCCAAAATTGAAGGGGTTTCCCAGCTGTTGGGTGGTCAATCTTGAAGAGAGTAAAGACCGCCGAGAATATATGATTGGTGAATTTGAGAAGCTAGGAATAACCAACTATAGAATATGTTCTTATCCTCGATTAGAAGATTCTAATCTCAAGATCACTGGCACACCTGAGTGCCAAATCTTACCTTTTGGTGCGACATCATCTCATCTACTTACAATCAAAAAATGGTATGAAGAAACAGATGAAGATATGGTTGCTATCTTTGAGGATGACTGCCTTTTCAATCAAATAGACCAATGGCCATTCGTATGGGAAGACTATGTAAAAAAACATGGTGTTCTATGGGATGCTTTGCAGCTTTGTGTAATGCACGAAGGGTGGGCAGTGATGGCTCCACGGCATAGAGTTGGATGGGATCATGGCTTACAATGTTATATTATTAAGCGTGGCTATGCTAAGAAAATTGTAGATTATTATTTTCTAGATGATAATCATATTCGTTTTAGGATGCCTTTGCTTCTAAGACTTGATAAAGAGAAAACCGTGAGAATGAAACCAACCATCGAGAATATCATATATGGCTTGGGTATTACTCATATTCATCCATTGTTTAATCACAATGTAGAAAGATTTCCAACTACAGTTCACGATCACTCAGATGCTAAGCTAGCAAGAGTTGCTCAAGTTTCTTTTGAGTATGTTCGTAACTGGTGGAACTTAAAGGGAGAACACGCAACGTTAGATCAGCTATTTGATTACGATTGGTGTTGTCCTAAAAATACTGGCCAAACATTTGGTAATTTATTTAAAATTGAGGAGTAAAGTATGGCAAAAACAGTAGGTGTTGCTGTAAAGCAAAAAAGTTATAAGAAGACTTCGATTGGTAAACGAAACCTTAAGTTATCTTCTATGAATAAAAGTAAAAAAGCAAGTATGAAGAAATATAGAGGACAAGGGCGAGGGTGATGAGCTGGGGATCTGTAGCGGAGAAAGAAATACGTAATCGTATTAAACTCTGTATATACGCGTATGCATATGAGAAAGAGAACGAATCAGTTATTTCTGATGGAGAGTTCGATAAGCTTTGTCTTGCTATAGATCCTCAACTTGATACCGGCAATAAAAAGCTCGACGATTTTTTCAAGAAAGAATTTGATCCATCCACCGGTCAGTGGATTCACAACCATCCTGAGCTTGATAAGATCGCCGAGCTATATAAAAAGTACTATGCTACTCAGACTTTAGTAGCGTAATAACACCCCACGCGATCGCCGCGTAAGATACGAGGTCTAGTGGCATAAGCAAGCCTACTAGGCCAACACCGATAAGAGCTGCTCCATCCCATGAAGTACGCTCTTTTAGTCTTGACATTAACCAGTTCATATTAGTCTCCTTTTACTATAGGGATAAGTGTTTGTCCATTAATAGACGCCACACTCTACCGTTTTTGAATAGAGAATTCAGCATAGGTTTCTGAAGTTCTCTCATATTCCACCATACAAATCTTTTATAATCTCTAGCAAGATTAGTCCCTAAAGCTTTGTCGTATGTTGAAATGTTGTGTAAAGTTTGATCTATGATAAATTCTAAGTAGACGTTTAGCAATTGCAATCCTGACAGTCACACGTAGGACCACATTTGCAATTAGGATTGTTACAAGACATCCTATTTCTCCTTTTGTCTAATGACTTTAGTTTTAGCTTGAGCTTCTAGATTTTTTATACGAAGCTCCAGATCGTCGATTTTTTTCGTGACCTTTGGATAACGTTTACGCCATGCTTCGGGATCATCTTGCAGCCAATCCCAACCGAATCTATCGACCAAATAATCTAAGAAACCATCAAATTTTCCCATCAAATAAAGTGCTGCGTGTGTATTACGAAACCATGCTAAAAATGCTGCACCAACCAAAGAGCCAGCGATAGCCGTATAAATCCATAGCGTATCGCCGAACATTCTTGTTATCATTTCCCACATAGTTTAGTACTCCAATTTATCAGTGCAACGAACATAGTTATCCATACCATGATCTTTTGCACCATCTAGTAAACCTGATTTCCAACCGCGCCAACGATCCTTGAGCATCTGCCAAGGAGTCATTTTGCGGACATTACCATAAAAGTTAATATACTTTAATTCGCCGTGGTGTTTGTAACCCATCAGCATAAGTGGAACCTTTGTGACGATATCGTTATTGTTAACAAACCGCATATGTTTTGTTTCAATATGTTTCACAAAACTACGAGTACCAACTCTAGGTGAGCCAAACGTTGTAAGTTGCTCAACCTTCTGAGTTTCTTCGAATCTTGAAGTTGCAATAGTAGCCATAGCAGCGCCAAGAGAGTGCCCTGTGATCCAAAGCTTTTTATCTTGGTGTCCTTTACCGTGATGTGCTACAATCTCATCCCATATTTTATCACATTCACCTCTAAAACCTGAATGAACTAAACCATGTGTCATTGCTCCACGTGGAATAGCATTTAGATCTGCAAGAACATCTGAGATCTCGGTTGGTTCTGTACCACGAAATGCAAGAACATATTCTTCTTTATTCCATACCGCGTGACACTGAGCTCCATCGTTTTCAAAGAACTTGTGTCCGGTATAACCGAGAGCTTTCATTTTGCTCTTAGCTTCTTTACCATCTAAGTAAGCCAATTCAGCTAGCCTAGCCATTTTGTTACAAATCATTTTTTCCTCCCTAAGAGTTTTGCCTTGATCTCATTAATTTCATTATCTTTGTCGCGTTGTTGTCTATTTTTTTGTGCCTGTTCATCCACTTCATGTGGCTCTTCCACTCGTACTCGTCGTGGGGTATGAAAATTCTCCCTGAGCTTTTCAATTCTTCTGCGGATGTCTCGAATTTTAATATCAAATTCCAACCGTTTGGCAAGTTCTGCATCGTCGTCTTCTTTCTCTACTTTAAATAGCCATCCCATGATCGTGCATCCGTATTTGTTTGTTTTTCGTCTGGTGTTTTGCAATCGCATTTAATGCAAACGTCGTTATGACAATCATCGCAATCCGGTTGATAACAGTGACACTTATGTCCGCAATTTTTACAAGTACGTTTTGGTCCGATCATGTATCACTCCTAGTTTGCTAGTGGGTTGTCTAAGGCCTTTTGTAGTTTATTCATGAGTTCTGTTTCTAGATTACGCATGTCTCGTTCAACTTTGTTTTCTAAATCAGTCATCCGAGTGTCACTAGATTCTCTTAATTGAGAAGCTTTTGTATCATACTGATTCTGTAGCGCATCCCTTTTATTATCAAAACGCTCCTCAGCATTTTGAATTATTTGTCTTACGTCTGATTCAGTATCACGCACGAGCTTTTCGACACGGCGAACTTGCGAGTCCATAGTGTTTATTTGATCTCTCGTATCAACTTTATTTTCTCGTGTGCGTTTTTCTAAGTCGTCTATTTGTTTTTGGATGGAAGCTATTTGAATTATCAGTTCAGCCTTTGCATTCTCGACCGATACTTCAATTTCATTATTGCGTGTTGTTATTGAGTCAACATCAATATTTTGAACAATTTCTTTCATGTCCATATAGTCTTTATAGACTTCAAAGGATCCATATAAGGATCCGCCGATTGCCCCAAGCAAGGCAAAAGCTGCACCAATAGTAGTTGGTGTCATAGAAATACCAAATAACTTAAACTTGGTATTCTTTAACTTTTCTACTTCTTCGTCAAGTTGTTCAAGGCCATCCCCTAGGTCTTTATCGGCCATAGAAACTCCTATTTAGTTTTCAAATGAGATTTCTCCCTCACTATTCTCATTCAAACGACGAAGTTGCTCAAGTTCTTGTTGTAGCTTTAAGACCTCAAGTCTCTTCTTTCTCAATTCAAGTTCATACAAATCGTTACAATTAATTCTTTCTTTAGGTCCATCTAGTGGAATAATAATACGAGCATAAACACCTATATCTCGACTCGTATCCATATTATTGCCACCACTAAACGGGCTATTATAATTATCAATTATACCGGTTACTCCAAACTCAAGATTTGTTGAACCACCGATTGAATTCTTACAATCAATCTCACCTGAGCGAATGCTATCTTGGCCATAAGCCTGCCCCATATTGGGTAGCTGTAGGCCAATATTATCTGCCAGTCCTGGCGAGCTAAAAAGCAAAGCTGCTAATATTATATATCTTTTCATCACTCTTCACCCGGCTTTTTCACTTTAGAACAAATTCTAGATGAAACTGCGGTCCTTGTCATGTTGCTCTTACGAAGTTTAGATTTTGAGCATATATATCTAACCTTATATTTATCATCAGAGCGTATATAGATATCAAAAGATACCGTACTTAAATACGGAATTTTCCATATCTTATAATTGGAAACAAAACGAATGGGCTCCCAGTTGTCGTCATAAACGCCGATCTCATAGTAATCTACTTCCGGCCGTTTATTAAACATCGTCATTGTAGTAACGAGGAGCCCATCCATATAAGATTGCTTTAACACAGGATAGGTAGGTACCATCTCATGTGCATAAGCTTTACTCGTAAATACGAGAAAAACCAGCATAAACAAATACTTCATGATGTATAAACCTTTTTTATTGAGCGATGCATTCCGCTTGCACTACAGCAGTATAGTTACCGCCTGGAAATGCTTTATTGCCTCCCATAGTAGCAACCGACGAGGTTACAAACCACGTTGATCCAGTCGCTGTCATGTCGTAACGGTCCATCATTCCAAGTTCTACTTTATTTGTTTCATAATCACCCATATTGGTAGCATCTGAAACAGCATCTACTGTAGTATCTCCAGTCCAGCTTACCACATCAGGGAGGTTAGGTGAAGATGAGAATTCCGTAGGCGCTGTAATCTCAACATAATAAGCATTTGCCAGAGAAATATCTACACGAATGCGTGCTTTCTCGCCGCCATCAGTTGACGATGTTGTAAGTGTGTAAGCATTGGGGTTAGCATAAGTACCTGATGTATCTGTTTGAATAATACAACGCGACTGTACTGAGCCGTTTATAGGAGTGTCAGCAGCAACCGCAACTCCGCATGAAGCGATAAGAGCGATAGTGGCACCTATGATAGTTGATTTGAACATTGAAGTCCTCCTTATTGTCCTGTACTTAAATTATATTGCATATCAACCATTTGTTGGTGTAGTAATTGTTGTGCAAGTCCATTGCGTAAACCACTTTGGTTTTCAGGAAGTTTGGTATCTAATAAAACAAGCGAGTCATTATAAGTACCACCTGGAATGTTTGCATCATAATAAGAGTTCATATTAAGATTAATTGAGTCTTTCATTTGACCTCTCGCAAAAGCCAATGCAAAAAGCTCTGCTCTGCTTGCTTCAAACATTGCCTTTTCTAAACGGTCTTCCCTCTCACGTTCTTCGTCTTCAAGTTCTGCCAGTCTTTTCTCTTCATCTTCCTCTTCTTGCAGTTCATCATCATCTTCATAACGGTATTGATCACGTTGAGCGTCGCCTTCTGCATAAGCGTCGTAAATTTCGTAATCAATTTCTGGAGGCTCTACGTATGGAACCTCATAGCCGGGGCAGTTAGGATCGAACTGCGGATTATAACATGGATCTACACGATATGTATAAATCACACTAGGATTTTCCACAGATCCGTTTCCTTGTACATCTATCTCCCCATCACCCCATAGATCTCTATGTAAGTTACCAACAGGAATTACTTTACGCACTTCTTGTCCTGATGGCGATGTAGGAGACCAGTCTTCGCGATCTCTAAAAATGTACTCATTATCTGAGCCAGCTAATTTGTTTTGAACGTATACTGTAACAGCTTCACCGTTTTCTTTAATAATGGTATAACTATACAACACGTTCTGAATATCTAATCCTGGAGGAGTCGGCAATACATTGCCCATAGACCAAGAAAGTCCGTTTGCAGCAGCGTTCGGAGTAGCTCCGTAGTAAGGCTTAATACTCTCAGAGGAAGAGTAAGAAGGCCAAAATACCAAGGCCAGCAAAAGGAGCTGCGTTCTTAGCATTTTCTTTAAGATTTCCGCCACCTGTTTCCTCTCTTATTTTTTCTTTGTGCGTTTCCCAGCCAAGCTTTGCAGCATCGCCGATTTGTCCGTCATAAGGGCAAGGCGTTCCAGCTTGCATCATCGCGTCAAAAACATTCTCATCTTGACACATTACAGATACAGCCGCAACTTTCATTCCCATATCATACAATACTTTAGCGTTCTTCAATCGCTTACAATTTTCTTCAGTAAATGTTGCGCCACCAGAAATACCTAATATCTGAGTTTGCACCGCAGCGGCAACACCAATTGTACACAGATCGCTGTTACTGCCGGCGCTAAATTGTGGTGAAACTGCAGACGGCGGCGGTTGAACGATCGTAGTCGTCATATTGCCTTCAGACCTAATAGTACTGTCTGTGCCCGATTGAGTACAAACGTAGCCTTCCGGACATTCAGGCGCTTCCTGAGCCGCTGCAGCAGACCCAAGAAATAACACGCAAAGTAATATTAAAATTCTCATTGTATCCTCCAAGAATTCATTATGTGAAGTCACTTCTATTCATTCTTATTTATACAAACTAAACTCCATAAATATAGAATTGACATGTAACATATTTTGACATATGTTAAAAAGTGTCAAAGTTTTGACAATGTAACAAAGGATAATAAAAGGTTACTATGTATTGTACTGCTCCTCACAATTCACTAACAATTCAACCAGACGGTAATCTTTCTATATGCTGTGCAGCAGAAAGAACTTGGTCTTTCAACCATATTAGTAATGTAGATAATATTGCTGAATTATGGGGCAACCATTCAGATCTTGAATCTCTGCGTCAAGATAAAGAGCCTTTGGTGAGTAAAGTTTGTGGATACTGTTTAAACAACGCTAAACTTGGCATGAAGAATTCATGGTTTCACGCAAATGTAAAAGGTGAATCTCGTAGAGCGAGTATTCCAACAGATAAGACGATACGCTTTCTAGAATTTACAACTTCAAATCTATGCAATCAAACCTGCGTGACATGTTCAAGTTATTATAGTTCTAAATGGATTGGGTTAGAGCAGGAAGCGACTGAAATGTCACTTGACTTAGAATCCTGGAAGAATCCCGGTGAACCAGGCTTCAATGACTTTGGTGCTTCGTTATACAGAATGTCGGATTCAGACATTGAAAAGATCTTACCTATACTTCCTAACTTAGAACAGATCGTTGTAAAAGGCGGTGAGCCTTTCGCTGACAATAACAACTATTACATCTTAGAAGAACTCGTAAAAGTAAATGATAAGTGCTTGATTGATATGACAACAAACATGTCAAAGGTTCCACAGCGATATATCGACTTACTATCTAAAGCTTCAAATCCAGTAAAGATATCCGTTTCAATGGATGGTATTGGTAAAACATACGAATGGGTAAGATCTACTCCTTTTGAGCAAACAATAGAAAATATTGAAAGATGGAAATCATCTGGAATTACTGGATGGATTAATATCAATCATCGCTTAAATATTTTTAATATGTGGAACTACAATGAAGTGCTTGATTACTGGAATCAAAGAGTAAACGACACTCAAGTAAGCTTTACACAGATGGGATGGGTTCACGAACCAAAATACGCTGCACCTCAAAGAATTCTAACTTTTAAAGAACTAGAAGATTGGCGAAATAACTATAAGAAATGGCCAGATAATTTGCATAGGCACATGTTTATTAAAAATGAAGAATTTATGAGTAACGATCCGATCATACCGACCATAGAAGATTATAACAATTGGCGCAGTCGAATGCACATGTTTGCTTCGTTTATGAATTTAAAAAGAAACATAAACATATATGAACTGCATCCACAACTAAAAGAACTATAAATATTATTGTGATTTCTTTACCATGATAACAATAACGCTCAGGTGGAGGAACACATGGCAACGCAAAATGAATACGACGTTCACGTCATTAAAGTAGTTGATGGTGATACTGTAGATGTAGACATTGATCTAGGTTTCGGTATCTGCCTTAAAGACGAAAGAGTTCGAATCATGGGTATTGACACTCCTGAAAGTAGAACTTCAGACAGAGTAGAAAAACTCTTTGGTCTTGCAGCAAAGGATAGACTCTATTCTCTGCTAGAAAAAGACGCAAAACTCATTACCACAGAAGATAAATCAGGCGAAGATATGAAGGGTAAGTTTGGTCGTATCCTTGGTGATTTCCGTGCAGCGGATGGTCGTTTGGTGACTGACATTATGATCGAAGAAGGTCATTGTGTGGCTTACTTTGGCGGATCTAAAGAAGACGTTCAAGCACAGCATATGGCAAACCGCGAACGTTTACTTGCTGAAGGTGTTGTAGATCGTGCCGAGTACGAAAAAATGGTCATTGAAGAGGCAAACGAGAAAAAATAATTTCTAAGCCATTGATTTCAAAAGAAACGTTCTTGTTGACATTACTTTCCACTGTGATATAATAGATATATCAAATGAAAGGAAATGCATATGGCAAACGAAGTATACTTTAGGGGCGGTAAAGCTAAGGAACGCGAGCTTGCCGCCCTTGTTGTTGACTGGTGCATCAAAGAAATGATGCCTCGTATTCGTACACTTGACATATCCTTAGAATTCGATGGAAAAATCGAGGCTTATGGGTATTGTATGAATGAAGACTTCAAAGGTCGTGAGTTTACGCTTACAATCAAAAAAGGTTTGCCATTTTACGATCTAGTATCCACTATCGTTCATGAGATGATTCACGTAAAACAGTATGCTAAGAAAGAATTACGTGACGTTAACGGTAAAACTAAGTGGAAAACCAAAGATCACAGCAAAACGCCTTACTCTAAGGCACCTTGGGAGTTACAAGCATTCAGAATGGAAGAAAAACTTGCATTAAAATGCATAAAAACACTAAATTTTTCACTTTAGGGGTTGACATTGCATTCTGAAAGTACTATATTATTAATATAAGATGAAAGGAGACCAATATGGGTCAAATGAAAGAATTAGTAATGGAAATGGAAGAACGCATCGTAGGTGTGATCGATGAACAAGCTGAGAATGAGAACGTTACATCATTCCCTGCTTACAAACAAATCGTTTTGGATGCATATGCAGCTGAGCCTTTGTTGTGCCATACTCCAATCGACTATGTTGAGGAAGTAGCTTACGAATTATTTTTAGATTTCGTAAAGTTTTTTCAAAAAAAGGGTTGACAGCTCTTTCAAACTTTGATATAATAGTTCTACAATCAATGAGGAATATAAATATGATGGAAACTACTCCTAACCAGAAAAAGCTTGGTGTTATCGGTCGTTACATGATGAACTGTGCAGCCACAGAAAAAGATGATGCAAAATCTAATCATCTTGCAGTTGTCGGTGACAAGCTTACTCGCTTCGGCGCTACTTGGGGTACTCGTAAATCAGATTTTTCCAAAGAAGATCTGCAACTTATCGTAGAATATATGAAAGAGGCTTAAATGGATCCTGCAAATATTACAGTTGAACAAATGAACACCCTCCTAGCAGATCAAGGCTGGGATGGAGATCCCGTTACTGTATGTGTTACCGACGATATCCGCAATGCCAGTGGCGAGTGGGTTTATAAGATAGCATATGGTTCAAATATCAACCGCGTTTATGTCGGCGAAAACGACGATGGAGTCTATGTAGATAACGCTACAATGCGTTAAGAGGAATTTTTGTTATGTTGGCTTATTGCGACTATATCGCACACGTGATCAGTACCGCTTTCAACAATGATAAACCAGAAAATAAGATTACTCAGGTTGGTAGAGTAAAAATGGATTTGCATCCTATCGATGGTTACATGCTGTCAACGAAGAAAACCATTACTATGGAAGACTTCAACGGTAAGTTGTATAAGGTAACGGTAGAAGAAATTTGAAAAAAATTCAATAAAAGGGTTGACATTTACTAGAAAAAGTATATATTAATAGTATCAAGGCAATATTGAGAGGTTCCAAACCCTCAGCCGCTAAAGTGGCAAAAATGGATTAAAGAGATATATTGCCTGACGTAGCCTGCGCGTCGTGAGTAAACAAGGTCGGGCAAGAACATTCTGGTGAATATACCGCCCGTGAAATACCGGTGACGTGAAAACCAGAATTAGCGAGGACTGAGGAAAACTCGACCAGGCAGTAAGAACTCAGTCCTCGTTACTTATGGCGCACGGGGAAAGCCTGCAATTACGCGAACGTACCCAAAAAAATCCATCCATAAGTCTGCAGCTTTTGGATGGTCGGTGAGTCGCTAGTACCGAATGGAAAGCTAGCCGGGTGCTGTACATCGAAACAAACAGATAGAAAGGGAGGCACCTAGGAAGGCCTCCCTTTTGATTTATCTACTTACGGATAGCGTCAGCACCAAAGAATGCTGCAACCAAAGCAGAAATAGCAACAAAATATGTCGGTGCAATATCACCAACGATTCCTGCTGCAGTATCTAGTCCAAAATATGATGTTAAGACAATTGCAAATGGATAAAGTAGCATGCCGAATAAAGCAAACCAAGTCATCCCACGCATTGCATCACGCTGTGCGTCCTTGTCTTCTAATTCTTTTCTTTTAAATTCAAGATACATTTCGCGTTCGATATCATCTACAACACCGTCGCCGTTTGTATCCGCTGGATGGTAACCGTTGTCTTCAGCCATCTTAATCTCCTATATAATTAAGTTCAAATTCATGCCGAAGAGTTCACAATACTATTTATAAATAGAAAATAAAGAGGTCGATAATGTACGTAACACCATGCATGTCTATCTGTTATATTGATCCTTCTAAGGGTTATTGCATAGGCTGTGGTAGAACGAAAGAACAGATCTCTGAATGGTCTAATTACGCTGAAGAAGAGCGTATGAGAATTATGAAAGATCTTGGTTATGGTAAGAGAATAGGTCGAGAGGAGAGATTACGCCGATACGACCGTGGATAGTAGCCTGAAACCCAAAGGAGTTGAAGATGGCAATTAAAGTAAGCACAACGACAGTGATAACAAATTCACTTGTCCTACAAAACATCGCCAATACAGATCTCACAACACGCGGATCTATCAATTATGCGGTGGCAATTCAAGATAACGTTCTAAGAATATATGATTCTACCGGGACAGAAGTACGTACGCTATACGCTGCTGCTGTAACATAGGAGTAGATCATGGTACTTAGAGTTTCTGCGAACACCACATTCAGTGGTGAGGTTATTAATGATAGCCGACATTTATTAAATATTGCAAACACTGATGCAACATCTGCATCTTCCATAGCAATGGGAATTCGTATGCAGAATCATACCCTTAAAATTTATGATTCTTCTGGTAGTGTAACTAAAACTTGGTACTTTGCTGTTACGCCTGGTATCCAGGCAATAGTATAGGAGTTTTGTTATGGCAGTAAGATCACCACTTTTCTTATCAGACGCATCAGGTACGAACCAAATTGCAGAAGGCGATTCAACATATATGACAGCTCTTCATGAGTTTGCAGGATATGCCTTTGCTCAAGATCCTAATCCATCACTAGAAGTACAAGGCTCAAACGGCTCAGTCATTTCAGGACAGCCTTTCGTAGATACATTTTATGTAGCCGGTGCTTATAGTACTCGTGTTGATAGATTTGCAACTGAAGCAGAAACAGCAGATATTGTACTCACTACTGAGAACTATTCACGTATTCGTCAAGTAACAGATGCCGTATCAGCGCCTTCTGGAGATGCAAATAATCACGAGTATCCTTTATACTTGTATAATCCAGACGGTGAAGAAGGTGAAGATATCAATACTCACTTGCGAGCTATGACAATTTCAGACTTCTATGATACTTTTGTGGCTCCGGTTTTAACTCAGTTTGGTGGCGGTGGACAGACTGCTGCAAAAGGCGGAACGTATTTCATTACCACGTCAGCATCGCCAGCTAATGCTTCACTTGTCAGTACTACACCCATAGCAATAAACAAAGTATCAGATACGGCAGCTTATACAGCCTCAGGTATTCCGGAAGCAGTAGAACAAACTATCGATACGAATTATTATCTAGCAAAAGTAGATTATCCTGCAGCTTCCTATCCAGAAATTTATGACCAACTTCCAATATATTGGGATTTTGCAAACAATAGAATCAATGCCCATACTCCAGGGTCTTGGTCAACTCTTATGAATAAATTTTTGAGATACTATCTGTCTTCAAACTCTGCTGGTCAGTATCAACTCTCATATAATGTAGACGGATCTGATGGTGTTCTAAATGGTGCACTGTATATAGACGAACGTCGTACTCCAGACGGAAGTGCTGGAGGCGGTGGTAACTATCAACAGCTTTATGTTAACACTAACGATTATCGTACACAAGAATTTCCAACTGGTACCACAACGGTTGTACAAAGCCAATCATTTAAGATTTATCAAGGTATACCTTCAGCTGCTGAAACCACATCTCTTGAAGGGACTCAATCAGTGCCTGAAACAACTGAACACGTTAATGGTTATGCACAAAAAGATACTAACAACATTACACTTGGATGGAGATTTAACAGCGATGCTACTGTTGAAGATCGGGATTCTACTAGAACTCCTGAATATAGCGCTAATAACCACGCCGATTGGGTTAATTCTGGACCAACACAAACATGGTATATTAGAGCAACCATTGACTCTAATAGCGGTCTGACAACTTCAGGAGATAGCTTAAATACTTGGTTAACTTTAGATAATACAACATCACGTTCTTGGAATATTACAGATACTGCAAACCCACCCGTTTATAATACAAAATTCCATAGATGGAAAATTGAAATTGCAACTGATAGCGGAGGTAGTAATATTGTTTCAACAGGTTACTACCATAATCAATTAGAAGGCGATAATATAAGATTAGAAGGTACACAAGGAACTCCAAAAACAAACCCAGCCGAACAAACGCATGGAACTAAACATGGATTTAGACTAGCTACAGGGGTTAACATATCCGGTAAAGTTGAACACGGAAATGACTATGGCGGCGGCACGAGTTGGTCTGCTACAACAATGCAAAACTGGTCAGACTATAGGAATTCGGCAACCAATAGTGATATCAATTTCTCAAACTATTTTGCTGGTACTTATTATGTTCGTGGAACAGTTGATAGTGGAACAAGCACTGGCACCATAACACAACAAGGCGATGCAATGAATACGTGGCATATATTACAGCCAGGTGCTACAGCAGCCAATTCTGTTGAGTTTTTGTTTGCTGATTCTCGAACCCTTACATCATATGGTACTGGGCAGTATCTAACATATAAAATTGAAATTGCAAGTGATGCTGCAGGATCAAATATTATTGATACCGGTTATTATAAATTCCAATACGCCGGCACAGCATAAGGAGTAAATAAATGGCAGATTTTAGCGGAAGAATAGTGAGTGCTCAGTATGCTAACACAGAGCGCACTATTATTAAAGTACTATATGAGGAAGATGAAAAGCTTTTTCCTTATTCGTTTCCAAATGATGAAAACAATCCAGACTATCAAGCATTGATGGAAGAAGGTTGGGATCACGATAAAATTTTGAATGATACTGTTGATAGATTAAAAGCAGAATCAAAAGCACATAACATACAAATCAATCTCGCAGCGAAAGAACTTGCTCGTGAAATGCTAGGTCTGAAGGTTCTTCAAGATCAAAAAGAAGAACTTGAAAAGAAAGTTTCTGATAAAGAGTCAACTCTACTCAATTTAGACAAACAAGTTAAGATCAAAAAGAATGAGATTGACACTGGGTTCTTTCAAATTCTTTGGCAAGATAATGAAAGTAAAGAAGAGCTGTTTAAGTTTAAGTTATGGGCTTTAGAACTTGATGTAGTAAAAGAAGCTGATAAAGACATTAAATCAAAAATTAGAAAATCAACTAGAATTACCGAAGGCTTGGCGATAATCGACAGTTTAATTAAATAATCTTATAGAGTTATATTATGAAATGCATGGTGCCTGAAACAGGAATAACAATTAATCCTATTGGCGAAATAGTTCTATGTTGTGCTGGGGACAACACAGCTATATCTCATATTAAAGACGTTCCTGATCTTACTGAGTTCTTTAATGGTGAAGTTTATGATAAGCTTCGTAAAGATTTTAAAGAAGGTAACTTTCCAAAACAATGTAACGTGTGTAAGGTACACTGGGAAGCTGGTCGTATAGCCCGTTTCGATTCTTATAATCGCTTTATTTTTCCAACATATGAAGAAGATAAAGACGCGCCAATTACTCCGATTCGATTTTTGGAAATTACTACGAGCAATATTTGTAACCAGATGTGTGTTACTTGCTCTGGTAAGTATAGTTCTAAATGGGCGCCATATGAGAAAATGGCTGTAGAATCTGGCCTTACTTGGCGAGATGAGAACCACAAGTTTCATACTGAAATGTATAAGATGACGAAAGAAGATGTGGATAAGGTATTAGATCTAGTACCACATCTACAGCATCTTACGATTAAAGGTGGCGAGCCGTTTGCCGATCCAAATAATATTCTTATCCTTAAAAAGCTTGCTGAAACGAATCCGAAGTGCCGTGTTGAGATTTGCACTAATTTTCAGTTAGTTACTGATTATGTAATTGAGTTGCTACATCGCATCGATGAAGTTCATGTCCAAGCAAGCATTGACGGTGTGCATGAAATGTATGATTGGATCCGAGGAGGCAATTTTCAAAAAACAATAAACAACATTAAACGATATCATAAATATGCAGGCAGGCATGTTATCGTAGTATCCACTGTTTCGGTTTATAACTGGATGCATCTTCCAGAACTCATTGATTATTTTATTGATGTGCCAGGTGTTCCTCGTATCAGTATGGCGAACCTTGTAACGTTTCCAAAGTATTGTTCACCTAACTTCTTAACAATACAACATCAGGAAGAAGGAAAGAAAAATCTATTTGATTATTTAGAATCTAAGTTTACTAAAAGATCAGACACATATTGGGTAAGTGATAAACTGCATGTAAGTAATTTAAACAATGTAATGAGTGTTGAAACAACAATAGATCCGTTTAAAACTCCTGCGGAAATAAGAAAAAGAATGATTGAATGGATTGATTTTTGTTTAGTAGCACGAGAAAATAACGAAGACATATATGAGTTGGCTCCATATTTAAAGGAATATAAATGAAATACGTCGATAAAATTAACAAGTATAGAAGACCCGAACTACCAGCTTTATATAAAACAGTAAGTTGTTGGGCGCCTTTTCAAGCTATTCATATTAATAAGAAAGGCAATTTAAAGGTCTGCCCTTTTGTTATGCGCCATGTAAGAGAGCATAAAGATACTACACCTTACGAAAAAGATCCTTTTACCAATCAGGCACGATGGAAACCAGGAGACAGCTTAAGAGATCTATGGCAAAATGATGAAGGCTTTGAAGAAATTCGTCAAGCTTCTATGATGGGTGATTTGCATGAATGGTGCAGGTATTGCAAAGAGCAATGCGATGCAGATAAACCTCCAAGCAGTTTAGATGCAGACTGGGTAGGTGGTGAGAGAGACTTAAATCATCCTGTTCCAAGGGATATAGAATTAGAACTTTCAAATACTTGTAATTATAAATGCAAATTCTGCAGTCCATATCATTCTTCTCAACATATGGAAGATTTTGTAAAGAAGAATCCAGAAACTGCGCATAGATTTACAAGTATATATGATGATCCAGAAGTTGGTGATGCTTTCGTAGAATCTTTACGTGAAATTATACATGAAGTTTATAAATTAAACTTTACAGGCGGGGAGCCATTTGCTCAAAGAATAGTACATAAAATTCTTAAGATGGTAGAGGAGGAAAACCCAGAAAATCTTCGCATTCAATTTACAACAAACGGTAGTATCTTAAATGGATACGCAAGAAAATTTGCTCAAAGGCCAAACACTGAATTTACGATTTCATTAGATTCAATTGATCCTGAGATATATCAAGATTTAAGAAGAAATGGTAATTTAGAAACGGTTTTAAAACATATAGATGAACTTCAATCATATGGTGTTGCTGATGTCGGTTGTTCATTTGTGATTAGTAAAGATAACGTGTGGACTTTGCCTAAAATAGTATCATTTTGTAATAGAAAAAATCTTTCTTTTGCCTATCATGTCTTGGCTCCTATGGGTGGAACAACATCCCCGCAAGATATCGCACCTTGGGCAGTAGAAGAAGAGACTCCAGAGTATTTAGATAAGCTTAGAAACTATTTAAACAATGCTCTGATTGAGTTTGGTACTGATGAACAAATTTGCATTAAAAATATTGAAATGTATCGTCAATATATTGAGCGACTGAAATGAATATACCCGCATGTAGATGGCCAGATCATGCGTTAGTAATTGATCCACAAGGTTGGCTCAAGCCTTGTTGCATGGTATTCACTAGACACATAAATGAAATTATTGCAACTGATAGTATAGAAGAATACAAAATTGCTACGGCAACTGAATATGAAGACTTTCCCTACTCTGATTTGAATATGCATATAAGACGAGAGCTTGAAGAAAAAGGTATTATGGGAACTGTTGCATGCGATAATTGTGCTTCAAGAATAAAACAAAAAGATGGCACCCACGCTGGAGCATTCTATTGGCTGAATCCAGAATGGAGAAAATATGAGCCGGGAAAGATTAGTTATTTAGAATTTACTACAAGCAATATTTGCAACCAAACTTGTATAATGTGTAGTAGTTATTTCAGTACTAAATGGGCCACAATCGATCATTTATTTGGTAATCATCAACAGCCTCATGTTAATTTGACTGAGTCTGATATTGAAAAGATTATAAGCTTATTGCCTGATCTGCATGTATTGCATATTAAAGGTGGTGAACCTTTTTCTGATCTACGAAATGCTAAAATACTTGAAGAGTTAGCAGAAGTAAATCCTGATTGTACTGTGTGGCTTACATCAAATTGTTCTTTAATTTCAAAACGATTTATGAACACTTTAAAAAAATTTAAAAAAGTAGAAATGGTAGCGAGTCTAGATCATATTGGCAGAAAATATGAATGGATACGTGGAACTAATTTTAACAATACACTAGAAACAATTAAAAAGCTCAACGAAGAAGCTGGTATTGTCCCGAAAGTAGTTCCTACTGTATCTTATTTTAATATACTTGATATGCAAGAAATCAATGATTTTTATGCTGATAATCCGCACGTGTTTATAGGAGACAATGAACTTAGAAGTTATAATCTATTATTTAATCCGCCTGAAATGAACTATTTAACTACTCGAACACAAGAAGAATTAGATACAGTCAATCAAGGATTAGTGTCTGAATTTGATCAGTCTATGCACGATGAGTTATATCGTAAAATTGAAATTATGAATGGCATACGAGGATTCAGATGGCAGGATTGTTAAACATTATATTCGTAAAACACGGTGATAAGTATAACTATGAACACGTAAACAGATTAACAGAACAATTAGTAAAGTATTTTCCATTAGCAAAATTCTATTGTTATACAGACGATACTTACGGTGTAGCTATTCCATGTATTCCAGTATTTGAAAAACCAAAACTAAAATACTGGTGGAATAAGCTTGCTATGTTCAGTAAAGACTTTCCTGTAGAAGGTAAGTGTCTTTACTTTGATTTAGATATGGATATTAAAAGAGATCCGTCTGAGTTTATTACATGGGATGGTCTAACAATACTTAAAGATTATTGGAAAGATGATCTGTACATGGCTCCGCATGCCTATGACGTGCACATAAATAGTTCTGTAATTACATGGACGGCAGGACAGCAACATGATGTATGGGAACACTTTCTATCTAATAAGGATTACTTCATGAGAAAGTATCCAGGCATTGATAGGTTTCTTGTACACGAAAAGATTCCACACAACACATTTAAAAATGGAATAGTAAACAGTATAGCAAACCCTGCTGAATGGGATGCGCCAATTGATATGTATAATGGATTAAAATATGAACTACAAAGAACTGATCTATAAGAATGCTATTCAAGAAATCGAAAGAATTTATAAAGATTCACAATATAACCAAGACGAAGATTTATATAGATCGTTCGATATTATAAACAGCATTAACGATGCACAAATGGCCAGTAAAGAATGGCTAGTATCTGAGCTCTCAAAATATCTTACTGATGACTATTATCCATATGCACCTTTGAAAGATATTCTGGTAATGGGAAGTTGGTACGGTCTTACTGGAATTTTACTAAGAGAACACATTAATGAAGAAGTAAAGATCTGGAATGTTGATTCAGATCCTATGTGTGAACGCATTCACTGGGAATTAAAACAAAATATTCCCGAGTGTAGAAACAATCTTGGCATAACTGATGATGCTATTAATTATTTCTTAGAAAGAAAAGATGCTTTTCAGCTGATTATTAATACAAGCTGTGAACACATGGAGCCCGACGATATTAAGCTCATCACAAATTCTAAAGATCATAATACGATGGTTTGCTTTCAATCAAACAACTATCACGCAGAACCAGAACACATTAATACTCACGATAGTCTAGATTCTTTTGTAGAGTCTTTAGATTTAGTAAGAGTATTTTATAAGGGTGAAATGAGCCCCTCCGAAGAATATACAAGATATATGGTGATTGGAATATGAAGAGAGTAATCTTTACAACATACGACAATATTGACATACCAAAAGATAGATGGCAAGTGGCGGATCATGCTCAGCATATGATTTCTGAATACTTTGACAGGTTGATCCAAAATAAAAAGGATTATGCCGAAAAGATTGGAGTGGATTGGATATTCTATCACAATCAGATGGATGATATGGATATCGGCGATAATGAATTCACGAAGGCGAATCTATATAAGCATGTATTGTTTGCTCAGCTTGCAGAAAAATATGACGAGGTGATGTATGTAGATATGGATGTAATCTTCAATACGAATGAAAATGTGTTTGAAGAATTAGATCTAAGCAAAGGCATTCATATAATAGATCAAGATGAGGATATTAAGAATAAAGAGCTCGAGAGTATTTTATTTGAGATGGTTGGTCAACGCAGTCCTACGATTAAGTACCATATTACAAAAGACATGTTAGATGGTCAAGATAATCACGTGATGAATACTGGAATCATGATTGCTAAATCAGAGCATATTAAAGAAATAAAATATTCAGAGCGTATGATTGAAGCCGCAGAGCTTATTAAAAATATTAAGGATGGCAACGTATATAGAGACGACGCTCATTTTCTAAGAGCTTACTATTATCCAAACAATGAGAGCATCTTTTCTTATATTATGGAAAAATATAAGGTACCTTATGTTATAATGGATAAAGAATGGAATTGGATTTTAAGCCGAGATCCTGTCATACCAGATTGGAATAAGATCAAGATAGCTCATTTTGTAAACAAAAAGTTTAATGCTTATTTTAACGATAAAACAAAATGCGTGTATTCAATCTATATTGAAATACCAGACGACAAGCTTGATAATCCAAGAGGACATGAAGATGATCCTGTAAATAAAAGTAAAAGAACAAAAGAGCGTTTAGCCCAATACAAAGAACAGTTGCATCAAAATCACGCAGAGTATGCAAAGGCCATTGGTGCGGATTACATCGAGTTTGGGCATGATGATCAGTATATTGAGTTCGCAAAAAGGTTTACAGATCTTTCAGTATATGATATAATTAATCTATACAAAGTTTGGTTGCTTGACAAGCTTACACACGATTACGATCTAGTTCTATATATTGATTACGACGTATACTTCCATAGTCATGTAGACGCGTTTAATTATTTGAAAGCAGAGGTGGCTCTTTGTTGTAACAAAACAACAAAAGAAGAGGCTGAAGTATTTCCAAACAAACCAAACTATTTTAAAAATTACCACTATGATTTTAGATCCCCTCAAAGCAAATATTGGAATGCGCACGCTTTATTACAAGATGAAGATCTAGAACCAGGTAACGATATTTTTAATACGGGAATTATGATGGCTTCTAGGCCTATCATGGCGCAGCTTGATTATTTTAGTGATATAGAAGAAGTGATTGCAAAGATGAAAGAGCTTAAAGAGTTTTCAATCTATCCACCGCAGATTCAAGCTGCATTTGGATATGATAATGAAACAATTATGTCTTATAAGGTAGAAAAGAATCAGGTGCCTGTTGAAAGTCTATGCGAGATGTGGCATAACAAGCATGATGTCAATGATCCTAGATCGTTTAAGAAGGGTACCGCACAATGGGACGTTTCTAGTACAAGACTGTGGGACATCGTGAAAAGA